CCTTACGGTGCCTCGGCGCGGCTCGTGTCAAGGCCCCTTCGGGCCCTCCGGGCGGCTTCGCCGGCCTTGACACTCGCCTTGCGCCTTCGGCAGGGCTTCGCCCCGAGCCGGGCGTGTAATCGCCAACCCGGCTCCAAGGAGGTAAAAAGATGCTTGAAAGATTCAAAAAGATAGTAGAAAGCAAGATGGTAGAAACGCCCGTGGTATACACGGGCGAAATGGTTGGAGGCGTGTGGGCTCCAGAAAGCCTACACGCCAAATATGATGGTATCGTAAAGATTACCACGGCCTCGGATAAACCCGAGGCCGTAATCGATAATGTGTACGAATTTGTGGGCGGTAACGCCCATAGACTCGTATACGTCAAAAAGGAAGAAGTGGGCCGCTGGCTCGAAGCCGCGGCCCAAGATTCACACTGGGCCGCAGCTAGTATGCTGCGGCCCGGAAAGCTGTGTGTTAGCCCCACGGTATTCACGTGGGACGGCTACCAGGAGTCCCAGGAAGACGAGGGACTCCTGGCAATACTAGACGAGAAGGACTGGAGCCGACTGCTCCAGTCCTTCGACCTGCCAGCCGATGCCGGGCTGGCCCAGGTCACGGTATTTGACTTGGAGAACAAGGTGTCCGCAAAGGGCACCCTGCGTAGGGCACTGGTCGGCGAAAAGCCGACCGTGTTCCCACAGTCTTGGAAAAAATTCGGTCCTGTAAGGACCGAATACACAACCATCCTCACGGTGGACGCGGTCTATCGGCCGCGTCCAGCCATTAGCGTCCAGGAACTCGAATACTGGACGCGAGGCAACGAACCCGCAGCCTGGCTGTGGGAAGCGCTGGAAAAAGAAATCAGCCGAATTCTGGAGTTTAGGACTACCCCGTGGACTACCACGGGGTACTTGACCGCGTTGGGCTTTAGCCCCGCCTGGAACGTCACGCTGGCGTCGCTCAGGGAACACCTGAGCGGCGAGTTGCGTAAATTGCTTCGCAGAATAAAATTTGGCCCTGAGTATGGTCTCAGGGCCAAGACTACCGCTTCCCCGCTCCTGAAGAGCGGGGAGGTGTTGCTGCCGACTACGGCTAAAAGGTATACAAAAGTCGGCGGCACTATTTGGGTAGGGCGGAATCCAGCCCTACCCAGCCAGGGTTGGGGTATCTACCGTGTAGCCGGATACCACGAGGGTAACTTCGTGGTATTCCCCGCAAACGACAAACAGTGGAGTGGTCTCCTTGGGGGAGACCACGATGGCGACGACGCTGTAATATTCTACAGCGCGCCGGTAGAGGACTACGAGGTACCGGAGGGGTGGCTGGACTTGCAGTCTATCAAGCCCTCTGGTAGGAAGTTGGAGGGCAACACGGTAGAGGAAAGACTCATGCGGTGGCAAAACGAAGTTGCCACCAATATTGGCGTGTTTGACCTGGCCGCCAGGAGGTTGCTGGCGGTCGGGAAGTTGGACAACGATGGCCGCGGGCTATTCACCGCGGCCATCCAGACTGTAATCTCGTTAAAGAAGCGGGTGGGGCGAATCGAAGACCAGCCCTGGTACCCGCTTCTTAGCAATCTGTTGGGCATCGCCACCCAGCTGGCTGGTAGCACTTGGATGGACGCCTTGCGGGAGGGCAACAAACCAATTAACGGTCCAGAGTGGGCAACCAAGCTCTGGACCAGGGTCACTGAGGCCATCGCAGGGCTGAATAAGCTCCAGCCCCGCTTGTGGCTAACGGAGGAGAAGGTGAAGGCCTTCTCCCGTAATGTTGAGCCGAAGGACAGGTGGGTGTATGACTATCTCACCCACCTGAAGAGGCTGAAGGCTGAGGCCATCGCGCGGGATGATGGCCAGCTGGCCTGGCAAATTAACAGGGAGATTAAAGAATTCGTTCACGTACGCGGTCCAGAGTACCTCCTCGAAATCCCCGAGGAGGACTGGAAAGAGTTCTCAAGGTGGTTGGTGGGCAACGCCCACTCTAGCGAGTGGGTGTTCCTGGTACATCCGGAGGTGCTGCAGGAGCTCTACAGCACCTTCGGTAAGGAGGTGATGGTAGCCATCCTCCGCGAGGGTAGCCACACCCTCGCGGAAGGCGATGTCTTCGAAGTGGAAGAGCAAGAGGCAATTGAGCGCCGGTTTGAAATAGACGGCGCTCGGTATGAGTTACTGGACGACACCGGCTTCATCAAGGCCGGCGTCCAGTACACCGTCACTAAGGTCCGGGGAAGGGTGGTAGAGTTCCAGGCCATCTAACCAACTCTACCACCCCCCGAATCCCGGAGGGTTGTAAAACCCTCCGGGATATTCCCATGCATCTCTTAAAATGCCCCTGTAAGCCCGTAAAACGGTTTATACGGCCTTCGGACAGGGGGGCTAGTGTTAGACATTAGGGCTAAACACCTAATTTGAGGCTTTTACGATAGTTATCGCAAAAGTCGCTATTCCAAGTTTTGAACCCCAAGGCCGTATAAGCCGTTTTAAGCCGGATGTTTACGAACACCGTTCCTGACGGCGATGTCCCACCCACATCGCCGTCTTATCCACCCACCACCACCACCTCTACAGAAAAAAGAGACACAGACAGTAGAGATAATCGCGCTCCGCGCGTGTCGAATGGAGGTTACTTTAAAAAGAGAAGACAGGCGCTCCGCGCCTGTTGAACGGAGGGTAACCTCCAGAAAGGAGTAGAAACATGACTAAAGCGTTAATCAGCGTCGAGTTGTACGATGGCAGGGGTAGGGTAAAAGAAGAAATCGAGGGTGTGTGCTTGTCCCGCGAGCTTATTCGTAAGCTCAGGGACACTGAGTTCAGGTACAGCGGTTATATAACGTTGTACCTCGACAAGAACACCCACCGGGTTTACTTCAACGACCAGCAGGAGAATCTTATCCACGCACTAAACAATCTTCTTGAGTCTGTAGAGGAGGAAAGCTATGCTTAATTGGATAAACAAACTCGACAATATGGTGGGGAAGGCCAAGAACGGCCGGTATTATCGTAAATACCGGCTCATCAATGAAAATACCTTCCACACCATGACCATCTTCTCTGATAAAGTGAGCAACCTGTACTCGCTTCCGGAGACTTTTGTTGTCAAAAACCTACCTGTAATGGCAGGCCACTACACGGTGGACGGAAGAGAGTACCAGGTGTTTGCGGTGGAGTACGACAGTGTACTCCACCACATAAAGCGGGAAAAGTAGGTACACGGGGAGGGTAGTATGTTGAGCCAGCTGAAGAAGCTACTGAGCGGTAACGAGCGTGAGGTCAGCCACAATGGTGTAACGTTTAGCAACACCGACGCTGGTGTTGGTGTCACCGTTACTGGCCTGTTTGTTAAGCCAACGGAGTTCATTCTTAATAAAACTCAGCTTAACCTGCTTAAGGGCTTCCTAACTCTTGACACCAGCAACCACGAGCACGACGTCTTTCTGGTTAAGCTCGACGGCGCTATCCGTCTAGCCGTTGAGAATGACCTCACGCAGACTAGCCTGGACCTGCGTGAGGACGGCAGCTCATCCGTATTCAGCGGATGGGGTTCCATGGACTATTGGGACCGGTGGGAAGTGTCTCCCACCGGTACCGTCCACTATACCGGAACGGTGGACGGTTATCGGATAACTCCAGAGTGGCTGGACCAAGCTCTGGAGAGGGTGAGAGATGCGTGATAAAGAAACAGTGCTGCTGGATATCCTAGCCGGATTGGCGTCATTCCATGACGGCAGTCGGCTAGGGGAGTTGTACGCCGACCTATACCAAGTGGTCGGCGTGATGCTGCTCGCTCCAGAGCAGGTAACCGTTCAGGAGCGGAAAAAGCTTTTGGCAACTCTTTATGAGTTGCCCAAGGCTGACCAAAACATTGTTCGGTCATTACTAGCGAAAATACTCAGCGAGTGTAAGTAAGTGAAAGTTATCCACAGGCTATCACCAGCCTGTGGATAACCGCGTAAAATGGCTTATACGGCCTTGGACCTAAAGATGCCAAAATCGGGCTTTTGCCGATGAGTATCGGCATAATCCTGATTTTGGTACTCTTGCCCTAATGTCTACCACTAGGGCACTGTCTCCAAGGCCGTATAAGCCGTTTTACGGGGCTACAGGGGTATTTAAAACAAAGGGTTGGGTGTTTCCGGATAACCCAACCCTTCAAGTGAACAGACCCGGAAGGTAGGTGAACATGAACAAGAGCAAGTACGACCTCACTTTGGCCGCCATTGTGGTGGCCGTCGCTAGCTATCTCGGTCATAGGTGGGCCAGGTACATTGGGGGTACCTGGCCCTCTTTTGTAGAAGTGGTCGGAAGGGGACTGGAGGGCGCGGCCTTGTTGGCCGCGCTCCCAGACAATCCCTTCTATCTGAAGGGAATGTCCGCGAGAGAAGCCACTGGCCTCGCGAACCTTATTCGCGAGGCTGCGCAAAAAGACTTTCTTGACCTCGTTCTAGAGGGTGATACTATTGCTGAGTTAACTAGGCACACCTACATGAAAGACGACATCCCGGGCATTAACAGCCCGGGAGTCAAGGTTGGACAGTACGGGTGCGTGTGGCACCACACCACGGCTACTGGCCGTGGTAGTTTCACGATAGAAAGCGCTCCAGGCAGACTCACATTCGGCTTCAGGGTTACTCGGGGAGGTAACTTCAAGGGCCTGACGGCCCTTGAGGTTATCGTTGAGCTGCTAGGAGATGAGGTGACCGCTAACTATTCGGTTACCCATCTAGCCGAAGAGAGACACATTGAGTTCGCCACTGACACTCTGCTCGGGGTGTCTGGTGAACTCCTAAGGGGCTGGTACTCTACTGAGAAGGCTAAACTAATAGCCTCCAAGATGGCAAGTACTGCCCTAAGCATAACTGGATTCGGAGAGGTGTAAAAGCCGGTTAGCCCCGCAAGGGGCTAACTCGGCTCTATGCGGTAAACAGTGGGCTCACGGTAAACGGTGGAGTAACGCAGAGTATGTCGTTCACAACAACGATGCTGCAAGTCAATGTCGTTAATCCCAGCAGTGTCGTCCAATCCCAACCGCTACCGTCTAGCAAATCAGTTAAGACAGTATCGGGTCAGGATAGTTAGCTAACATCAGCCATAAATCAGCGCTATTATCACCGCTACCGTCTAATAGCTATTTCGCGACTGGTGCCGTCTTCAAGGACGACACCAGTCGTTATTTATCGGCTAAGTTCAAAGCAAGTAGCTGGTCAATGTAGTTCATAACAGTGTAGTCAGTGTCGTTAAAGCTAACAGCTATGACGACTGTCAGCTATTCGTGTCACGCGACTGGTGTCGCTTAAAACGACACCAGTCGCTATTATCACAACTGGTATTATGACGGTAGCGGCATAGTGTAGTGTGCTAATATCACACGTTAATATTACCTCTTGACAAGCAAAAAATACGTTACTGACATATGATAGTGACGCTTGACAAACAAAAAAACAAGCTATATGATATAATTATAATGGCGGAGAAGCGGGGCTGGAAGTAAGTTAACCAAGTCAGCTATCATAGTAGCTAACACTAGCTGCTAGTGAGTGTGGTCAGTGTTGTTATTGAAGACGACACTGACCACGCGAACATAGTTAATTCGGTTAAACACGTTAAGCAAGTAGCGGGTCAGGATTAGGTAGTTGACATGTGTCAAGTAAGTATGAAATAGATAGTGCTTTGGATTTTATAGTGATGGGTTTGATAGTTTCGGGGGACGTCAGCAATTTCAGTTCACCTCACACAACCCAACATTGATATCTCACACAACCCGACAACATTTTCCATTCACACTTTTCATACCAGCTACTCGCTATTGACCTATTGACAAAAACAAAAATACATGCTATACATAATGGCGGAGAAACGGGGCTACAGAATAATAACTAAACAGAATTAGCTATAGACGGCAACGTCGTTTAAAGACGTTGCCGTCTTAGCGTTTAATATTAGACAATAGTGCCTGTTTAGTTAATCTGGCTAGAAGTAACATAATTGTGACTTTAACTAGTTACTTAGTTCGATTAATTAATCTAGCTAGTTATCCTAGATGGTAGCGGTAGATAAATTAATCTAGCTAGATAGTTAACTTAACTTAATCACCACTACTTGCTAATATTGAACATTAATATCTAGTTACGTTCATTTATCAAATCAGAAATATCTAAGACATTAACAGTCGATTATTAAAGCTAACTAGATAACTTACTAAGCTAACTGAGTCATATTACTTAATCAGCTTAATAAGTTAGCTAGCTTAACTTCATCACCGCTACTTGCTTAAGTATCTTGATAACTAGACAGGAGGTGAGTCGTGGACATACCTTTGTGGCTTTTCATATACGCTGTTATCGTCATTGTCGTTGGTGTGATAGCTAGCAAAGAGGGGTGGTAGTATGTATCAGGAGAAGCTGATGCAAAGGAAGGTAGCTAAGCGTAGGATGAAGGCTAAAGTGATGTTCTTGGTAAACGACATAGACGCTTACGTGAGAAAGTTCTACAAGTCTCAGAAGGGAATAAGGAGCAAGGGATATAAAGACTTTAAACGTGAAAAGGCTAGAAGAAGGAGGAGTAGAGAGAAGATGGCGCTCCGCGCCTGGTGCATGGGAGATGAAGTTAGATTTGAACGTTACAGTGCTGAAGAAAAGAAATCACTCTGGTGGTGGCTATGGTAGTGAGGTGAACATGAAGGAGAAAGACATATTTCCAGTCAGTGTACAGCTTTGGGTTAGGTTTCTTAGTGATAATGGTACGCTACTCCATAAGTTACCGTTCAGGTACACTGTAAAGCACGCTAAGCATTGGGGACTGCTAAAGAAAGCGTACCAGTCTAACGGTGTTAGACATGTGTCGTCACCAACGAATAAACACTTCACCAAGTTTGCTAGTGCCATGACGAATACACTACTAGACTATCTAGGCGAACACGGTACCGTCTCTGTGCAAGTAGTAGGACCAAACCTTGTACACGAACATAGACAAGAAGACGTTTACGCTAACAAAGTCTTTCACTTGTTTGCACTTGCAAGTGTCAAACAGCGTTATAAGCTCCCGTTCTACGCCATTAGAGGCTTGATGAAAAACACGATACGCAAGGCTTTGGTAACCTTCATGAGCGTTTACCTCGACAAGATGGGCTACCGTCCTCAAAAGCGTCCTAGGAAGTACTTGCGTGATAAGCGTAAAGAGTGGCGTGGTTACAAGGGCTTAATGGAAGCCTTGATAACCCCGAAAGAAGCATTTGTTAACATTGACTACGGATACAAGGGTTCACTGCTTGACGTCAAGATACTACCAGAAATACTTAGGTATGCCCAAAACTCTTATGTGTTTTGGGCAGTGAATACTCCAGAACAAGCGATAGAAGCTGAACTCTTACACACTAATGGTTGTGTTACGATAAGGGAAAAGTTTGATGACCTAGAGTTCTGACTGGCGGTTCATTTGGGGCAGGGGCCCTAAAGAGGACAAAGTGTATGAACACACAAGCATTTCCGGTGAAAGCGGAACTTAAGATTGTGATGACCGGCGATAGAGGACAGCTAATACATGAACTTCCGTTTAGGTATACTGTCCGCGGTCCTAGACATTGGGGATTACTAAAGAGGGCCTATAGACGTGACGGTACTCGACGTTTAGCGTCGCCAACTAACAAGCACTTCAAAAACTACGCTGGTGTACTTGCCAGCAGCGTACGTGATTACTTGAAAAATGGCGAACAGTCAGTTACCATTCAAATCTATGGTCCTTTAGCTGCTCTTAACAGAAACACGCACATCTACGCGGCGTATACTGTCTACTTGTACAGTTTGATAGACACAAACGGTAACTACCATCAGCGCTCTTTTCACGCGTTGCGTAGTAAAATCGCGCAGATACTTCGAAACGCTGTTACCAGTTACACTAAGGTGTACTTGAGCAAAGCTGGTTATAAGCCACAACGAAGACCACGAAAGTACCTGCATGCCAAACGTAAGTACTGGTATAACTACAAGGGGGTGAGATATGGTTACGTGAACGAAAAAGCTGTGATGGTCACACTGGATAACGGCTACACAGGTTCCCTGTTAGACTTGCACGCTATACGCGATATACTAAAGCACGTCAACAAGGACGGTGTGGCCAGAAAGGCATCTTGGGTAGTAAACACAGAAATGCAGGCCATTGAAGCTAAGCTGCTGGTAAAAGATTCCGAAGTGTCTGTCAGGGAGTAAGGGAGGAGAAGCATGAATATCGCTAGGGCTCGTGGAGTTTTGTTGAACGCTGTCAAGGCTCAGAAGGACGGTAAGTTCAAGGGGGCTACCATGCTGTGGGGCCCTCCTGGTGTCGGTAAGTCTAGCATTGTACGTCAGGTAGCTGAAGAGCTTGGTCTGCCCTTGATTGATGTTAGGTTGTCCACCCTTAGTGTCGTTGATGTGAGGGGACTTCCTTTCATCGACAAGGAAAGGGGCGTTACTCACTTTGCTAAGCCATTCTTCGTGCCTGATGAGCCGGCACTGCTGTTCTTTGACGAGGTGAATACCGCTCCGCCGGCGAATCAGGTGGTAGCCTACGAAATTGCTCTTGACCGTAGGGTTGGTGGTCATCCTCTGCCTGAGGGTACCATTGTCATCATGGCCGGTAACCGCATGGAAGACAGGGGTGCTACTCATGCTATGCCGGTACCGCTCAGGAATCGCATGATGCACATCACCATTGAACCTGACGTCGACACCACTTACGAGTATGGCTTGCAGCATGGGTGGGACTCTGTTGTCTTGGCGTTCCTGAAGTGGAGGCCTGACTACTTGTACCAGCCACCGAAGGGCAACCAAGAAGCTTTCCCGTCTCCAAGGTCGTGGGAGTACGTCAACGCGATTCTAGCGTATGACGACTCTTACGAAGCCATCAGTGGGTTGATTGGAGACGTGGCAGCTGAGTTCTTGGCTTACCGTCGTTTGGTCGGTAAGCTTCCTGACCTGGATGCCATCCTCGCCGGCAAAATTCCGCCGTATAAGAACGACGACCTGTCCGTGATGTACGCTTATGTCACCGGACTGGTCGGTAGGGTGAGGAATCAGAAGCCTACTCAGTCTCTGGCCAAGAACTTTGTCAAGGCTTTGGAGACGGTACCCACCGAGCTATTGCCAGTAGCCGTGTTGGGTGTGAATAGCGCCCCAATCAATACCGTCTTGATTGGTCTGCCTGAGTGGAGGAAGGCGCTGTCCAGCATCGGTAGCGCTGTGAGGTAAAATAGACTAGTAGTGAGGGGGTGGGACCTGAATAGGTCCCACCCTCATATCCATGAAGGAGCGGACTATGCCTTACGTTGTCTGGAATGGAAAGAAGCCTGGTGTGTACGAGACTTGGGAAGAGGCGAAAATGCAAGTAGACGGGTATAGCGGAGCTAGGTTCCGGAAGTTTAAGACACTTGAAGACGCTTTAGCGGCGTTTAACGGCGAGACTGTAGCTGACGTTTTCTGTGACGCTTCTTACCGTCATGGTAAGCTCAGCATTCGTATCGTAGACAATGACGGTAAGCTTCTGCACTCCGACATTTGGGGAGTAAACGAACACGCTGTGAATATTGGCGAGTTCATCGCCGCTGTAAGGGCGTTGCAATTAACCGACGGCACGGTAGCTACTGATAGCCAGGTAGCGTACACTTGGATTATGACCGGTACTGTCAACTCTAAGCTTAATCTTCCCAAGACGCTTAAGGAGGCGCTAGACCAAGCCCTGAACTGGCTTAAGGATAATCCCGAGGCTAAGAACAGACTCAAAAAAGTTGACAGAGCCTTTAACAAGGCTGACTAACGCTGGAGGTGATGATAGACATGTGGGAAACTCTGCTGGCCGTTGTGCTAGTGTTTGTCGTAGCAATAGCTGCTATACTGCAGGTAGTGTCCATGACGCTGCAGACTTTTGCCTCCTTGTACTTGCATTCCATTCTGCCGAATAATACAAGCGTCGTTACATCAGAGTCAATTGACGATAACCAAACGGTCATTGACGGGTTTAGCCGCAAACCCACGGCTTAGAATCGGGGAGGTTACCATGAGCGTAAGTGTAAAAGAGAAGCTTCAGTACGCTAGGACCATATTGTCTATTAGTTCACCTTTCTTCGCCACTCTGGCTTTGCAGACCGACGTGCGCTTCAAGGAACCAAGTGAGTCTCCTATGCCTACTGCCTGGACTGACGGGCTAAACGTCTACTTTAATACCGAGTTCGCTAACTCCTTGTCCAGGGAAGAGTTCACCGCTGTCTTGATGCATGAGTTGTTGCACATTGCCTTCCTGCACGTTCCACGCCGTCGGGGTAGGAAGCCTAGGCGGTGGAATTGGGCAGCTGACTACGCCATCAACTGGCTTATCAAGCAGGAGGCTGACAGGGTTGCCAAAACGTTTGGCAAGCCTAAGTTTTATCTGCCGGACGATGCCCTGCTTGATGATAAGTTTGCCAACATGTCCGCTGAGCAGGTATACGCCAAGCTGGAAGAGGAGGAAGGAGAAGAGGAAGATGATGACCTCTTCAGCCTGTTTGGTGACATTCTTCAGGAAGACGCTTCTGTCGGTAACGACCACGTTGTCGCCGAAGTGAAACAGAGACTAGCTCAAGCGATGCAAGCCGCTAAGCTTCGTGGAACGCTACCGGCAGGCATTGAGAGGGTGGTGGATGGTGTACTCAACCCGCCTCGCGATTGGAGGCGTGAATTGGCGGACTTAATTGAAACTTTCCCCGCCGACTTTACTTTCACTCCACCTGACAGGCGGTTCCACGACGCAGACTTTGTCCTCCCGTCTCTTGGAGGCGAACAGGTGGAGCTGGCTGTGGCCTTTGACACTTCCGGCTCCATTAGCCCAGATGAGCTTAAGCTTTACCTGTCTGAAGTGGTCGGACTTCTGCAGCAGTTTGACCACATCAAGCTTCGCGTTCTCACCTGTGATGCAGCGGTGCACGAAGACGTGGAGCTGGATGAAAACGACATTGACAGCTTCGCTCAGCGGGTTAAGTTCAGGGGAGGTGGTGGTACCGACTTTCGCCCTGTGTTTGAACGCTTGAATGATGATAGGCCTCGGATGCTAATGTTCTTCACCGACGGCTATGGTCTCTTTCCCGAACGAGAACCTGACTACCCTGTGCTGTGGGTACTCACACCCAATAGCATTGAAATTGAAAAAGTACCCTTCGGTAAGGTGACCAAGCTGCAATAGCCCTGTAACCCGCTATAATGGCTTATACGGCCTTGGGTGATAACCCTAGTGTCTAACACTAGGGCAACTCTTCCAGGGCCGTATAAGCCATTTTACGGGCTTATAGGGGCATTCTAGAGGTGTCAGGAGGTGTTCATGACTCTTGAGCACATAGTCGACTATCTTAGGTCGCTTGGATACAGGGTCACGCTGGCAGGATTTATAGACGTTGGCTTCATCGCTCGTATGCTTCTCATCAGCCACCCCCACACTTATGATGACGTGGTGTTGACAGTCACAGTTGACGGTAGGCTGCTAAATCCAGATGAGGTACCTGCGGTAGCCAAGCATGTGCACAACTTTGGACTTGGTGTCACGCGTAGCGGTTACCTGTTTCCACTTAACGACATAGAAGGTTCTGTCACAGAGTTTTTGAACAGGGGAATTTTGCAAAAGCTAGACGCTGCTCTAGTCTTTCAAGCAGAGAGGGCGTACTTGCTTCCGGCTGACATGGTTAGCGCTTTGCCTCCAAACGTGTCTGTTAGACAGGTCATAGCGTTTGAAGAATCACCTGACGCTAAGTTCGTCATGGTGTACGGACCACAAGTGTACCGACCACTAGGCTTCAAGAGAAAGGCAAAGAATCTGTTCACTAAGGTCAACGGAAATAGACCTGAGCGTGTACTGTCAAACCTCTGGAAGGAGTTACTGACCAACGGATAAGGAGGAAGACCATGACGTTAGACTTGTACAATCTTTTCATGCCGTATCTCTACCACTACCACGAAAGTGGTGTGTACAGCTCTAGTCACAAAGTGAAAGGCTTTCTTGGCTTTAGTGTCGAACATAGCTACGGACAAGGAAAGTACGAACACTACGCTTGGTATGACCTTATTAGCGATAGCGGTCGAACACGTAGCTTTAGCCGTCTCGAAGTGTTTCGTACCTTTAAACCAAGTAGTCGTGTTGTCTTTTACCAGAAAGGGTTCTTGCGGGAAGCTGAAGACATGGCGGAGATAAAACTACTTCACCGAGAGAACCTGTACCAGCGAATGGTAACCTTTAACGAGCCTGTTGGCTTTGTCGACGACTATGTGCTACCTCTTCCGGACGATAAGCCAATGTTGTTCGCGCACAACTCTCATGGCACTGTATATACAGCTGCTTTGGTCGTGAAGGCTAGTTATAGCCCTAGCATTAGAGCTGTTTTTCCTAAACAGCACGCTAACTTGTTCATTGACGCCGTTGACGGAATGCTAGGACTGCTCTACGAACGCGGAAACGGAACGCGAGTAGAATTCCGTTCTACCAATCCGTACAAGCTTATGTACGGCATCACACACGTCGGTAAATCTTGGCTAGACGCTAAGGACTTTGATGACTTGATGGTGTCGGTAAACCGTCTAATGGGTCATAAGCTTACGGTCAGGACACCCGAGAAGTTCTACGCCCTACTGGCCACGAAAGCGTTGGAGGTTAGTTATGCGCACACGTGAAAGAGTTCTGCGGCTAATATCGGCATTTGGTGGTGTGGTAAAAGACATGAAAGAACTGGATAGTAATGAACACACACAGTCACGAGTCATGGTCGAGTTTACACTCTCGGACGTGGACTTAACTTTGTCTCCTAAAAACGAAAACACAACAGAACACCTGTCTCTACCAATTTCTGTTCATCCGATTACGTTGACCATGTACAACATGTCGTGTGTTGTGCAGTTATACCCGGACTACGCTATACTCTTTGACATCCTGGTAAAGAATGAGTCTATTCGTCCGATTCGTCAGAGGTCTATTATCCTCCAACGCAACGCGTTTTACACTCTCTCAGAAAACTCGGCAATCGTTGTGTTTGACGGCACTAAGCTACCGGACATCGTGCATGGTCTTGAGGGCAAGTACCTGTCGTTGGTGTTTGATACCAAAATCGGCTACTTGCCCACATTCATGGTGGAAGACTACAACTTGCGTTTCACCAGGCCAGCTTTTGTGTCGTTGCCAACTTACGACCTCATCAGAGAAATAGTGCACACCAACAATAAAATGGGCATGTACAGCAACAACGACCATCTAAAGGAGTTCTTGAAAGAGAAGCTTCCAGAATACATAGACAGAATGCCGGAAGAACTCAGGCCGTTAGCGCGCGGTAAAGGATACAGGATAATCTGACGCTCCGCGTCTGGTGTATGGGCAGGAGGGCAAAAGCCATGAAAGTGAACCTCAAGGACTTAATTCGCAGGTACTGGTGGGTAGACAAAGGTGATAGCTTTGGTGTTGTTCACATTGAAACTAAACGCGAAGGTTATTACTACACGCATCGCGCTTACATCATGCAGACCGGTGTTTACAGCGAAAATAACAACGTCATCGAGATTGTCACCAAAGACATCTTTGTGACTGACCAACCGGATGTTGAGGTGACACTCCAACCTGTCGGTAACGGTCTATATCGCGCTAGCGATAGCATTTATGTGCCGTTTACCGGCACTTACATTGCCAAGGCAATTGAAAAAGACGGACTTCTGGTACATGTGCGTAGCGCTGGAGTAAATTACTACTTACCGGCTGTACCAGAAGACAATGCCGTAATTTACGTTAAGTTTGGAGGTAGCAGCACATCCGGTGTGTCCAGTGCAATGGCCTATGGTTCGGCGTACTTGGCGAACGGCCTGTACCCGCCTGAGTGGGCATCAGCCTTACCTGTTGTCAGGCCTGTGCACTTCTTCCTGTACTACGAACACAGGTCTGGTACTAGGCTACAAACCTACGACCGAGACAACGCGACAAAACCGCTCTTTGATTGGGTATTTCCCGGTCACGCTTGGACAAAAGCAGTATCCCTGTCCGACATGCTTTACTACGTTAATCGCGCCTTAGGGCGTAACTTCAAAGTGCGTGACAGGAATAAGTACTTCACTGCCATGGTGTCTGACTTCTACGTCAACGCAGAAGGAGGTGTGCTGTGAAAAGCGCTGAATACCGCGCTGAAATGGTGTTCTCTAGCATGTACGGAGCTGTCAAGGAGCTAATTCCACAAGGCAATCACTATGTCGTCAAGGGCTACCTTCCGTTGTACGGCGATACAATGAACATTGGTCACAAGGTAAACATCGGATACATCACGCTAAAGGTGAACCTCTGGCTCTATGACTGGTTTTCTGTCATAGAGTTCCCGCGTGGAGGTGGAATTGGCTTTCAGTGGCCCTTAATACCGGGGCTACCACACTTGAGGGTACCGAGCAGGGCTTTGATTGTACGAGAGGAGGATGGTGATGAGTGGCCGGCTTACATAGACATTGACCGCGCTTACATAGCTGCTCTCAAATACATAGGTTCAGGCGTGCATCAGGTCTTCCATGAGAAGGTGATAAAACTGCGGGGTAACAACGACGCCATCACCTACGACTTGCTGGACAAGAATCCACCACACAACATGATAGAGCCAATATCTTGGCGTTTAGCGGAACGTCCGACCAACATCGAAGCTTTGGCATTCAAGCCACTGGAGGTTAAGTAAATGGCCAGAATTGTAAGCAAGCGTGAAGGAGCAGAACATAAGGAGGAGAAGAACATGAGTGTGAACGTTCAGGTCATTGAGGAGAAGCTTAAGGTCAAGCTTGACCCTAGTGTGGTCAAGTACAGGGAGCAGGCCGGTAGACAGTTGGCATACATCGAGGGTTATACCGCTATCAACAATGCCAACCAGGCGTTTGGTCACCTTGGTTGGTCTAGCGAGGTCGGTGAGCTTAAGCAGGTGCATCTCGGTTTTGACGAGAACCGCAAGAAATGGGTGTGCGTGTACACGGCTTTAGTCACGGTAAGGGTACACGACCCTGAGACCGGTCATGTGTACAACACCCACAGCGATGTCGGTACCGGTCAGGGTGTGATGAGCAATGTTTCAGACGCTGTGGAGTCTGCCATCAAGGAAGCGGTCACCGATGCTCTGAAGCGTACTCTGCGTCATTGGGGTCCTCAGTTTGGTCTGGACCTCTACTCCGAAGACGAACGTCAGGCTCAGGGCTTTGACAAGACCAACCGGACTAAAAGTTTTACTACTAAGTCTGAGCCGGCTAATACACAGCAGTCCGCCGCTCCGCGGCCGGTCAATGAGGAAGTCAAGACCTTGCTGGACTCCTTGACAAAGGTGTATCAGGGCATCACTGACCCTGACAAAAAGAATCAGGCCACCAAGCTACTGGCCGATTTTGCTCGTAAGGCCGGAGTAGACAGGCTTAGCAAAGTGCAAGACCCTGCTATCCTGAAAGAAGCCCTTGACTCCTTGTACGATATGCTATAATGGGTAGCGGGTAAATGTCTGGATGTCTGGTGGAGGGGTGGGGGGCTTCAGCGCCCCCCACCCCGGCATTACTTGTCGTCTAGGAGGCGTATGGACACCAAAGAACGACTGGAACTAACCGCTCTTTCCGCAGCTTACCACGCCGGTCCTGATGGAATTAAGCAGCTAATGCGAGTACCGTTGCGCTACTTCAGCAATCCCACTTACCGGCGTATAGCGGAAAGGCTCATAGATGGTCAACCGCTTGGTGGTGAGTCTCTGCTCTTGCGAGACATAGCCATCGTCCAAGGGCTACCGCCCTTAGAACAAGTGGTGAATGACCTGCTCTTGGAGGGTTACCTGAGAGAGGTGGAACACCACGCTACCAAGGTTCAGCAAGCGTGTACACGCCGTGACTTAAGTCAGGTCAGCGACTTAATCACGAGCTTTCCTACCGAACCGTTCAGCACCGGTGAGGAATATACCATTAGCATGCTTCTTGATGACTTAAATGAACCGGGATACACGGTAGACTTGCCGCTGGAACTTGCCGGTTTGCAAAAGGTTTGGGGACCTCTGTATCCTGGTGGTGTGTACGTGATAGCCGCTCCTGAAGGTGTTGGCAAAAGCGCTTTCGCAGAGCAAGTAGCGTTACACGCTGCCAAGAGCGGGTACCCGGTAGTGGACTTCACGCTAGAACTCGCGGCTCAAGTGCGTGTACTCCGCTACTTACAGCACCTCGGTGGAGCGGATGTGGGACCACAGGCTTACTTCCAGAAGACGGTCAACAAGGAAAAGCTTAGTAAGCTTAAAGATGACTTGGCTAACCTGCCACTTTACATCGTAAGCGGTACCGACGACATACACTCCATTATTGGAACCGCGGAGCGGTTTACCGAAAACGGCGCAAAAGTGTTTGTGCTAGACTTTGTGCAGTCGTTGGTCGGCAATGAGTACACCGACCAGTACACTCTCATCACAAACGCCATGAAGCAGATATTCCGCTTCGCGAGAGACACCAGTACCGTCTGGTTAGTCTTGAGTCAGATGAATCGTGAGGGTGTAAAGCGAGTGTTGTACGGTGACCGGGATGGTCAACCGATGCCGCCTGATAACACGGCCATTGAAGGGTCAAGCAAAGTACCGCAGTACGCGTGGGTGGTGTCGTTCATCCTGCCCAAGTCTCCACACCAGCGGGAGATTTGGACTACCAAGAATCGCATCGGAGGACTGACCACGCATGTTACAGCCAACTACATCGGAGAATACCTTACCTTCCATGCCTGAAAACCCGGAAGAACTACTCATCCGGGTGCATGAGTACCTTGAACGCTTGTACGTAGACGGAGGTGAAATAGAGCTACGCTTCAACATGACCTACATCGCCGCTGAGGAGTCGGAGTACAACTATCTGAGACTGTCTTCCTCCGGGAAGTGTCAAAGAGCTATCGCTTATAGCTTGCACTACCCTATCCCGGCCAGTACCGGCCATAGGGGAGTGTCGGTTCTGCTGCTCGGACACGTCCTGCATGACTTGGAGAGAAATCTCATCAAGAAAGTCGCCCCGCTCCACAGTGAAGAGATGTGGGTTGAACTCGACATTGGTGAGGGTTATCGTGTTCCCGGTCACATCGACGGAATTGTGGACACAGCCGAAGGGCCATTTATCATTGACATCAAAACCGCTAACGCTAAGTCTTTCAATGACATGGCCCGCAACGGTCCTAGGGATGACTACGTAGCCCAAGTCAACGCCTACATGGAGGCTACAGGAATCAAGCAAGCCTTCCTGTGGTTGTATAATAAAGACACCAGCCATAGGATGGTGCTTCCAGTGACTTACAGTGAAGAGGAGGTGAAACGTGTAAAGACTAGGTTTTTAAACGCTATCAGGTCTACGCCTGATAGCCTCCCTGAACGAGAGTACGGTCCGCAAGAGGAAGTCAAGAACAAAAAGCCAACCGGCAGGCTATACTTGCCTTGGCAGTGCAGTTACTGCGCTTTCGTGCAGATGTGTTGGCCAGACTTTAAGCAAGTGGTCGAGGACGGTAAAGTTCGGTACATACGAGAGAAGGAGGAGTGACATGGCTGCTGGTGTGATTATCGGTAAGTTGGCAGTGGTCAAGCAGGCTGGTAAGGCTCTGGTGCTGGAAATTGCCGGACACCAGGTGGCGGCGTTTGGTGAATGGCTTCAGGAGCGCGCTCGCTCTTTGGAGCACAAGAACGTCATCGCCACCGTGGACGTGTCCGCCAAGGCGGGTAGCAATCGTTTCTTCACCAGCCTTAGGCTCACTAGCCTTAGCGCTGCTCAGGACGGTTACGAGACTTCCACCGTGGCCGGTACCGGTTATGTGGAAGCCGTGCGAAAGTTCGGCAAGAACAGCAGTGAGGCTGTGCTAAGCAACGGAGAGGGCAAGGTCTTGATTACCAGCAGGGACGACTTAGAACCCTTGCTTGGTCAGACGGTAGGCTTTAGGGGCTACTTGCAGTCTCGCAACGGTTTTTCTAACCTGGTAGTCACGGAAGTCAAGCCCATCTCCTCTCAGCCGTACGAAATGGAAGACCTGCCCATCTGATGCCTAACCCTAAGAACACGGGTAAGCGATACGAGAGGGAGCTGGTCAAACTCCTACGTCAGCAAGGGTTTAAGGCGGAACGAGTGTATGGCTCCGGGGCTATAGGCACCATCCTCAAGGGCAATACTCAACAAGCCCTTGAGGGTGATGTCTATGTCCCGGAGCTAAACCTCACCATTGAGGTCAAGTACCGCTCTAACTACCCTTGCTGGTTAAGGGAGTTACAGGCTCCTATCGGCATAGAGGACTCGGAAGGTAACCGGCTCTTGGTGATGCCGGGTAGCGACTTAAGACTGCTTTTACGATTGGAGGTGGATACGTGGACGAGAAGCTTCGACACGACGTGGTTTCTGACGCTGATACGCAAGAATCCAGTGCTGGCAATACGAATGAACAGAGTGGGATGGATACTGGTGAAGAAAGACTGACGGTAAGCGACTTGATTCAGCGGATAGCATTGCTCGGCGTCAGCGACAACGAGCTGTTGTTCGGTAATATCCGCGAGAAGCTTGACCCCGCCTTGGAGGCGTACATCAAGCAGTGGACTGACATCCGCGTACAGCTGACCAAAGACGCGGTAAGCGAGGACATCTTGAGGAACCTCGCCGCTACCATCTTTGCCATTGGATTCGTGGCCGGAGCGGCGGGTTACAAGCCCGAGCTGTTACAAGACGGGAACGCTGTCGTAGCCATTGGCGCGGCGGTGTTGACGGTGGCTCGTGAAACCTTCTCCGCGGAGCTCACTTCTGCAGGAACGGATGTTCCTGCTGGAACCTGAAGACCTGTGTCCTGTCTGCGGTGAAGCGGTAGGCGTATGCTCTCACTTCCGTGGGGGCGTACGCCTCCGCTATTGGACCACGCTAGACAGTACCCTATCGTTTCCGGGCAACGCTTTTGTGTCCGTGTCCAGGTATACTCGCGACAAAAAGGTGGTGGAAAGCGACTTCGTCATAGACCTGGATGGTGTGCCCCTGGAGACGGTCAGGGAAGCGTATCTAGCCATTAGCCGATACGCCGAACGTCCCTTGCTTTACTACTCCGGTAGCAAGGGCTTTCACATCGTGGTGCCGGCCTCCAATCTTAACTTGCCTCCCGGTGATTGGAGGCAACACTACGAAGCCTTTACCAAGTCGTTGGGCATACCATACGACCCGGCTACCTTCCGCTACCGCGCCTTGATTCGAGTACCGGGTACAGTCAACTGGAAAACCGGTAGGCGTAAGCGTCTAATCTCGCTGGACCAGCTAGACGACTACCTTGACCCTCGCGCAGAGTCAGAGTACAATGCCGGTGACGCTACCAGACTGGCAGAAGCCATAAAGTCTGTAGCGGTAAACCAAGGCAGGGAGTCGGCTATGGACCACGACACCGATGACCATCGCTGGATTAACCTGACTAAAATCCTGCCTCCATGTGTGCAGACTTTGTACATAGACGGTATACCGACTCCAGGTACCAGGAATCAAGTGTACCACATCCTGGCAAGTTACTACCGTGCGAGAGGTGTGAGTCTTGAAGAAGCCACAGACATGCTGGAAGAGTACGCCCTTTTACACAACGCCAACACGCGGACCTCCGAGAGAGGACGTGTCAAAGCCGCTAGGTCGACCGTAAACGCCGTCTACCGCAACGAGCATAAGTTCAGTTGTAGGGAGGTGCGGGAGTTAGGACTATGCGTGACGACCTGTCCATTGTGGAAGGGTACATAGACCTGACAGCGTGGTCTGTGAGCGACACAGCTGAATGGTTTTCGGACTTCAAACTCTACGACGAGGACGCTTACAAGCGCGGTGAACTGCCTACCATATTCAGCTATTGGGGCCATATGGTACCGTCAAGGTTTACCGAAGTCCACTACATTGCCCGCGGTAAACGTCACCTTCGTTGTTTTGTGTCGTTAAAGGAACGCGAGTACGACGAGCAAGTCGGAGTTGTCTACGAGAGGGTAGTGATGACGGTACCGGCTTGGCAGGGGGACAACAACCTGATACACCTGCTTGAAGTGTTACCTGGAGAGAGACTGACTAAATTTAACTTCTTCCGAGCGTTACACGATGGAAAGGAGTTACCAGACGTACTTACAAGACTATACCGTTACTATGACCACGATGAACTGATGGAGTTAGAACCCGGCGTCTTCTACTTCTTTGACCCCGCCGGTCAAAGGCGGACTACTAGCGTCTTCGACTACGAGTTGCGCTTGCTAAAGAAACTAAACACATAGTTGTTTGTGTTATACTAAATTCAAGTAAACTCTAGTTTGGCGGTACTGAAGCCGGTACCGCCTTAGTCTTACGATAGGAGGTGACATGAGCAGAGTGTGGCCAGAAGCGCTAAAGTTAGGTGACCGTGGAGAACGACTAGCTGAAAAGTTATTGCTACCACGGCTGTTTCCCGATAGTCACATCATACCCATAGAGCGAGAAGACCAGCGATGGTTGCATGCTGACTTTCTTGTTTTGGGCGATAAACGTTACCTGGTAGAAGTCAAGTACGACACCTACGGCACAGGCAATCTGGTCTTGGAGACTAAGCTGGTCTACGCCAGTGGGCAGGTAGTTCCTGGATGGTTGTACCGGACCAAAGCCGACTACGTACTGTACATACTCTCAGCCTTCCGAGAAGCTTACTTACTACCAACAGCCGAAGTCAGGCTTATGGTGCAAGAGAATCAGTTACCGGTAAAGACTACGACGGTGCACGATGTCCAAGCGTACTTTTACCTAATCTCACGTGATAGCTTACCATTCCGCAAGGTGAGTTATGGTACTGAACGACAGAAGCCTGAAAAACATTCTGAGTCAGTTCAAGCTGGCTGAAAACGCGAAGGTAAACCCGGCCAGCGTTGACCTGACCCTTGGCGAGCAAGCTATCGTATTTGATTGGCCTTGGCATTACCGAGCGCCGTGGCTAATGACACGACTTCTCCTCGGAGATGAGGCGGCTAAGCGTTGGAGTAAGCGGGAAAGGTTGGTGGACATCACCAACGGATACTGGCTTCTTCCCGGACAGATGGCTCTGCTTCATAGCCGAGAGTATGTGGTCATACCTGAAGACACGGCTGCCCTGCTGACGCTTAAGTCGTCTAGAGGACGTGAAGGTTTTGACCACGCTTTGGCGGGCTGGTTTGACCCCGGTTTTGAGGGTCAAGCCGTGTTTGAGGTGTATGCACATCACCCTGTCCGGCTAACGGCCGGAATGCGCTTTGCGCAACTCATCTTCTTCAGAGCGGAGGTACCAGAACGACCATACGGACACACAGATAGTCACTACCAAGGTCAGTTAGGCCCTACCAAGTCTTACACTGATAGGAGGACGAATCATGGCTAAGTACATTGAGGATATCGACTACACGCAAATCACTGGTTTGTCTGGCTTGTCTGAGGATACCCATACCAAGACTAGCGGTGGTAAGTACCCTCGCCCACCTAGGCCTATCTACACACAGTGGGGAGGACTAAATCCGCTGACGTGGCACACCTACCAGGTGGTGACACAGCCGGCTAAGCTGGTCTTGGTGGAGTATTCCACCCACACAGTCAGGCTTGAAGGCAAACAGGCTTACCTGTTCTTGCAGATAGTCGGCGACGACCGCATGGACTTGTTCAAGTAAGAGAACATACCAAACCCCCAACCATCTTGGTTGGGGGTTTTTCTTTTCTCAAAGGAGGCTAGCATGCTGGTAGCCAAAAACGACTTTCACCCAAAGCTTGGAAACGCGTATCGCACCTACCGTCCTGTTGGAGACGCTTGCCCTAGTGAGTGTCCATTACTCAATAACGGTTGCTACGCTCAGCATGGTCCTGTAGCTATGCACTCGTCTAGGAGCGCTACCGCGCCTGACAATTGGAAAGACAAGCTTTTGCGGTTGCCTCCGGGCTCTAAAATTCGTTACATGGTGTCTGGAGACTTATTTGCTAATGACCAACCTGACTGGAGTACCATTTCTGGTATACTAGAAGTACACTCCAACCGAAAAGACCTAAAAGGTTGGAGTTACACCCACGGGTGGAGGAGACTAGACTCTTCTTTGCTTAACTCTTTGCCTAACTTGACCATCAACGCTTCTACCGAGTCGTTGGAAGACGCGCTCCGCGCGTTGGCTAATGGGTGGCCTACCGTCGTGGTAGTGCCATCAGGTTTCCCAAAACGTGTTGAACACGACCAGGTCAGCGTTCTCGTTTGCCCTAACCAGACCAATCCTGATGTGACCTGCGACAGGTGCATGCTTTGCTTCAAGAAGGAGAGGAGACTCAATGGCAAACCGCTGGTTGTTGCTTTTAGGGCTCATGGTGTTCGCAAACGCGCTGTGGACGTACTTCTGTCTGAACGACAAGAAGACCGCGCAGTCTAGTCAGCTGGCTATACGGCCAGTGGTGTACATGGACCACGACTTGGTCACCGCTTGCGCTCAAGCCATCATTCACTATGGCTGGGGTTCCGTTTACGACTTTACCTGCACCCTAAGCGTCAAAGACGGTGGCTTGTACGTGTCGGTGTATGGTCCAGACGACTACGGCAAGTTTCGCCTCTTAGGCGAGACACGAGTCAAGTGAGGAGGTGCTATGTCTGACGTTTACATGCTGATGCTAGGTTACCCTCAAATGGTCAAGGAAACTAGCGAAAACACGGTTTACCCGTCTGTGTACGGAACCGTGTTAGCTGTGTTTTCTAGCTACGAAGAACTAACAGACTTTGTCCGTGGGTTTACCAATGTGATGCGTGACGTCTTAGACAATGTACCGATAGAAAAGTCGGCGGAGAAGAATGGGCTGCCGGTGGACTTGGTCAAACGCGCTGCCCTTCTAGTTGGCATGTACGCTCCTATGGGGCCTAGTCAGAGGTACGCCGTGCTTAAGTACGCCAACGGTAAGTACGACTTGATTAGCGAGTCTTCGTTGTTTACTGACAGCTTTACTTCGCTTGTGCAAGCCTGAAATTACTATGCGAGTCTGGGTTGGCTTAACTGGTTACGCCGAAAGCGGTAAGAATCTTGTAGCAAGCACGCTTCAAGAATTAGAGCCTAGGCTGAAACTGGTCAGCATGGGAGACTTAATCAAGCGCTCCGCAGACCAGTACTTGCGTGAGAACCTAGGCATAAGCGCTTTCACCACCGACCGTTCCGAGAAAGAGCGCATTCGCCCTTTCTTGGTCAGCCATGGATACGAACACTACGACGAGTTTCTAGAGGCCTTTAAGGCCTTGTGTGAGCCAGAACCATTTCTGGTCAATACCCGTGTCTTTGACCTCAAGGAGGCTGAATGGTGGGTAAAGTCCGGTGGAGTGATTGTGGAGGTGTATAGACCCGGTGTAGAAGCGGCGGAGCCGCGTGAAGCTGAGAACCTAGCGCGTCTTAAGGAGCGAGGGTTGGTACACGCCACGCTGGTCAATGATGGTGACGTGGAGGCTTTAAGAAGTCGTGTAAGGGCGCTTTGGCACGCCATCATGTTCGCTTACTCATGAGCTTTAAGTACTTAGTCCAGACCGTCCCGTGTCCCCAATGCGGGGGTGAGATGAAATTAATCTATCACCCCCGCTATTGGGCCTTGTATAAGTGTGAGGCCTGCAACGTGTATGTCGACTGGGACTCGGATTGGGTAGTCGAATCCAATCCGGAGCTGGCTGAAGCTGCCAGGAGAATAGACGCTAAGATAAGGGGGAAGAAAAAGTGATGGAAGAGATTCCTGTTCTTGACAGGGGCTTTGTACGCCTAGTAGGCTATGGCGTTGACCTAATAGACACCTCGCCATACGGTTACGACGACCATATGGCGGTCAATGCCAGGATTATTCCCGAAGGCATGACTCTAGACACGCAGATAGTGCGCGCGGCTAGAGTGTCCTACGGGAAAGGTACTAAGACGGTACGCGATGATGAAAAACTCATCCGCTACTTACTACAGCACGAACACTGGTCACCGTTCGAGATGGTGGAATTCAAGTTCCACGTGAAAGCTCCAATATTTGTAGCCAGGCAGTGGTTTCGTCACCGCACTGGCAATGTAAACGAAATTTCTGGCCGGTATTCGGTAATTGAAGATGAGTTCTACGTGCCCGAGGTTTGGAGACTACAGGACACCGAAAACAAGCAGGGTAGTATCGGGCAATTAGACCCGCTCACTAACGCTTACGCTACAGACGCTTACACTGAAGCCTTGGAGTACGCTTACAAGGCGTATCAGGCTTTGCTAGACGCTGGTGTAGCCAGAGAAATGGCCAGGATGGTCCTGCCCATCAGCGTGTACACCCAGTTCTACTGGAAGCAGGACCTGAGGAACCTCCTGCACTTCCTGAAGCTACGCCTAGACTCTCACGCTCAGTGGGAGATTAGGCAATACGCTATAGCAATACTTAACCTCATCCGGCCTTTAATACCGGTGACGATAGCTGTGTGGGAGGAACTATACGCGCAAAAAGGCTGACACTTGTCCGGTGTGTGGGCCGCTAGCTTAAGTGGCCCACCACCCTGTCTAACTGGTTGCCTAGGGGACTAACTCCTAGGCGTTTTTTGTTTCGGAGGTGTGCATGGACGCGTTCAAGAACAATCCGCTCGGTAAGGTTGTGTTCTACAGGACTTACAGCCGCAAGAAACTAGACGGTACCAGGGAGAATTGGCCAGAAGTTGTGGACCGTGTTGTCCGCTACTCCACCAGCCTAGCTCCTACTGAGCCCGGCGAAGCCGAGTCCTTGCGTAACACGCTCATGGAACTGCGGGGCTTTGTAGCCGGTAGGACTCTGTGGGCTGGTGGTACCGACTTTATAACCCATAACGGTCAAGCAAACTACAACTGCGCTTTCACCGACTTGAGGACAGGCAAAGACTTCTACGACTTGGTCATCTTGCTCATGTCCGGGGCCGGAGTAGGATTCCGAGTTACCAAGGATAATGTGGAAGCCCTTAACACCAACCTTCCCATCCGCAGAGTTCCCAAGCTTCACGTCTACCCATACGAGTTTTATGGGTTTACGCACCCGCTTTACACCGAACATAGCTTCGTCAAGCGTAACGGTAGGGAAGCTACTTTGGTGGTGGGAGATTCCAGGGAAGGCTGGGCAGAGGCGGTGCAGCTGTTCTTAAACCTTCTTGGAAACCGTAACCTTGAGCTCTTGCACATCAACATGAACTCTGTCAGGCCACTAGGTAGTCCTCTCAAGCGTTTTGGCGGCTTCGCTTCTGGTCCTGGTCCACTTGAGGACTTCTTCATCAACGCCGCTTTAATTCTTGGCAATAACAATTCTGAAGGCTGGACTGACGTCAAAGCCTTGGACATCGCTAACCTTATCGGCAGGATGGTAGTGGCCGGCGGTACACGGCGTAGCGCTCAGATTGCCCTCGGCGACTGGAACAGCTCAGCCTTTGTCGCTGCCAAGACCGGTGCCTGGTGGCAAAACGCTCCGTGGAGGTCACAGTCCAACAACTCGGTCTTGTTCTCCGAGAAGCCTGACCGAGACACCTTGCTTACTTTCTTCGACGCCATCTTGCAGTATGGTGAGCCGGGTTTCGTCAATGAGCAAGCCGCCAAAAAGCGCAGGTCGGACTTCCGTGGGCTAAACCCATGCGCGGAAATTCTGTTGCGGAACAAAGGCGTGTGTAACTTGGTCACCGTTAGCCTACCAGCCCACGTTGAGGACGGTAAGCTAAATAAGCCTAAGCTAATGAATACCATCCGCACGCTGGCCAGGCACGCCGTCAGAATCACTTTTGCCCAGTTTCATGAAACGCTTCAGGACTGGCAGAAGGTGCAGGACGAAGACAGGCTTGTCGGCGTCAGCTTTACCGGTCTTGACGACTTCATTAACCTGCTCAATTTACCTGAGCATTCTCTTGCTAACATTCTCGGTTGGATGCGAGACGTAGCCGTTACGGCGGCTAGGGAGTACGCCGACTATTTGGGCATTCCTAGGCCTAGGTTGGTGACTACTGTCAAGCCTGAAGGAACGCTTAGCCTTCTGGCCGGAACTTCCAGCGGTGTTCATCCGGCTTACTCACCGTACTACATCAGGCGTGTTAGGATTAACAAGCACGACTCGGTAGCTCAGGCGCTCCGCGCCTTGGGTATGGAGCCCAAACCTGAGGTGGGCTACGACTCTCTTGAGTCCGCTGACGTTTGGGTCTTTGAGTTTCCCGTCAAAACCTCGGCTAAACGTAAAGCCCACGATTACACCGCCATCGAACAACTAGAGCGGTACCGGCTGGTAAACTCTGTTTACACTCAGCACAACACCAGCGTCACCATCTACGTCTCGCCAGAAGAGAAAGAACAGGTGGTAGACTGGCTTCTGGAAAATTGGGACGACTATGTCGCCGTCTCGTTCCTGCCAAAGGACGACAGTACCTACCCACTCATGCCCTTTGAGGCCATTACTAAAGAGCAGTACAACGAACTGGTGGCCAAGCTTCCAGACTTTTCTCTTCTTGATGAAAACATCGCCTTCTACGACGAACTTGGTGGAATCATGGACGATGACCTTGACCCTTCTTGCGCTACCGGCGCTTGTCCGGTACGGTAAACGCGCTCCGCGCGTTCTCAAATGGAGGTAAAAATGCTGGTAAGACTAGGCTTGGGCATCTACACCTTGACTCTCCTCACGTCGTTTATGCACGTGTGGGAAGCCTACAGCAAGTTTGGCAGTGGGTTTCCCTTTGTAGAGTCGGTGTGGGTAGCCTTGGGTGTGGCGGTGGGGCTAGACTTGTCTGCTCTTTACTACTCTTACGTGGCGGTGCTTACCGGTAGCAAGCTAGCCCGCACCGCTTCACTGTCTAGTGTTCTGCTAGTCTGGTTTGCCGTGGTGACCAGCATGCTTCGCCTGCCGGAAGGGCTACCTCTGCACCAGGCGTTGGTGGGGTTAGTTCTTTCCGGTTTTGTGCCGGTTTCTAACCTTTTCATGGGACGTGTGCTCGGTGAACTAGCGCGGAGCGCTAATAATTCCGCTAAGCCAGAGCGCTACGTCACCAGCGAGGAGGCGGCGAAACTACTTGGTGTCCCTAGGGAAACTTTGCTAGCCGACTATCGCGCCGGTAAGCTTGACGGCATGCGCCTTAAGCGCATTAATGGTGTCTGGTACTGGTGCCTAGATGACTTGGAGGAACACTATGGACAGAAAGTACACGGTGGTGAAGCCAGCGGAACTATCCAGCCTGCTGAAACGGCTAAAAGGAACTAATCGAGTAGCCATAGACACCGAGACTACCGGATTAGAAATCTTCAAGCCCGAGTTTCGTCTTGTCGGTCTAGCCCTCGCTTCTTCGCCAAGCGAGGGCTATTACATTCCTGTCGGCCATGAAAACTTTGGCGGATTGGAATACCAGCCGGAGAACGTGTCCTTGGATGGCGTTAAGGACTTCCTCGCCGAGCTCCTGCAACATGTGCGTCCAATCTACCACAACGCTAGCTATGACCGGCTAGTGTTGGCCCAGACACTAGGCATTCCCTTTGAGCAGTCCTACGGTGACGACACCATGATTGCCCTGCACCTCATGGACGAGAACCATCCTTCTAGCTTGAAGGAGTGGGCCAAGACGGCGTTGGGCATCACCGAACAGACTAGCTCGTTCGTGGAACCACAGCTGTCTCTGTTCACCGAGGACTTTGAGTACGTCTTGAACAAGGCCGGTAGGCGTTACCGTAAGCGAGTGTACCGGCTTAGGGAAGACTGGCTTGACCAGGTGTACGCCTACTTCAAGGAGAGTATTCACCGCGGCGCTGTATCGTATAGCCTGCTTTACAAACTAATCTCCAGCGTGTTCGGAATGCTCCGCGCTCGCGGACTGGTAGAATACGCCGGTACATTTCCTAACGATTTCCGCTACTTTCCAGTAAACATTGCAGCTGAATACGCTCTAGACGACGTAATGAACACCTACGCCCTGTGGGAACGTGTCCAGGTCTTTCTGGACATGCATCCCAAGCTCGATGAGCTTTACCAGAAAATAGAACTCCCCGTCAACGACGTAATGACCAGGGCCACTTATCGTGGTGTTTTGGTCAATCAAGAACATCTGCGCCAAGTCAAGGAACTTCTGCTAAACCGGCTAGAAGAGACTAAGAACAAAGCTTATGGCTACCTCGCCGAACTGCTACCACCCGAAAAACTGATGGGCGTGTACAACCTGGATACAGTGCTTAACTCAGCCGTTCAGCTTCGTAAGATACTCTTCGAAGACCTTGGATTCCCGGTGGTAGAAGCCACCGACTCGGGTGAGGCTTCTACCAGCCGCTCTGCTCTGCAAACCATTCTGCAGCGTAAACTCACGCCAAGACGGGCTTTAGAATTAAAGGACACCGCCTATGCCTTCATCCAGGCCAAACTGGAGTACGAGGCCATCAAGAAGTTGGTGTCCACCTACACCGATTCTCTGATAGAAAAGCTAGACCCCGATAGCCGCGTTCACACGTTTTTCAACACCGTGGGTACCGTCTCAGGGCGTATGTCTAGCTCTGACCCCAACCTACAGAATCTACCTCGTCTCCTCCCTGAAGAGGTGGCCGAAAAGCCATACCTGCAAGGCGTGGACATTCGCAAGGCCTTTGAGGCTGACCCCGGCTACGTCTTTGTGACCGCCGATTACACCAGCATGGAGCTTGTGATGTGCGCCGCTGTCAGTGGTGATGAAACCATGCGCAACTTGCTTAACCAGGGACGAGACTTACACGCCTACACTGCCAGGTACGCCTTCAAGGTAGGCTTAGACTTGGACGACAAGGAGTTTAAGGCGAAGTACAAGGACTACAGGCAGAAGGCCAAGACAGTTAACTTCGCCCTCATCTACGGTGGTACGCGATACACTCTGGTGCGTAACTTCGGTTTCACTGAAGACGAAGCCGAGCAGCTCATTGACGGCTACTTTGAGGCGTATCCTAGGGTCAAGACCTGGATGGAGGAAGTGTACAAGGAGCTGGAAGAGAAAGGGTACGTGGAGTACCCCATCTACGGCTACATCAAGCGACTAGACCTGCCTGAAAAGCTTAGGCGGGCTAGGAAAGAGTTGTGGCCTCACATCATCGCCAACGACCGAGAGGTGTCTCGCCAATACCACGCCGCTTTGCGCACTTGTCAGAACGCCCTTATCCAGGGCCTGTCGGCATTTGTCGTCAAAGAGGCCATTGTGGAGATTGACCGCAGGCTCAGGGAAGAAGGGTTAGACGCGTGGGTGGCTTACCAAGTGCACGATGAGATAGGCGTCCAAGCTAACATCAAGCACGCTAAGCGCGTGATGCAAATTATGCTGGAGGCCATGGTACGCGAGGTAAACGGGGTTAAGCTAGACGCCGAGCCAGAACTCAAGCGCACCATGTCCAAAGCTGAATCGCCGATACCTGAGGAGGAACTACATGAAAACGTTGCCGCTTGAACTCGGAGAAGCCTTTGAGCTAGTAGAGCCTAATCTCATTGTCAGCCAGTACCGGCCACTCTGGAAGGGTGAACGAGATGTGTTTCCAGAAGAGATACCTGTCTTGGTGATTAAGGGCGAATGCGAGCTTGTAAACCCTCGCGCTGCCAGTCGTTGGTTTGCCAACCCAATGACCGAGGACTATCTGGAGCAGGCTTACAAGTTCGCCATCGAAGAAGCTAAGGCGTTTGTAAAGCGCCAGAATCCATCTGAAGACACCTACTACATCCTTGTGCTCATACCCGCTGTCTACCCTTCCGGCGTTTATCGCCTGTTTCCGTACTTGCTGAAAACCACCGAAGACCAGCTGCCTGTACTCTTACCTAGTTTAGCGGAGTACCTGACCAACATAGAGCTCGGCATCTACATTAACCTCACGCGTGCCCTCTAGCCGATAAACGAAAAGGCCGGGGGTTTAAGCCCCCGGCCTGTCATCACTTGCTCATTCTCCGCAACGCCTTAGCCAGTCTAGCCCTGCGGCCAATGGTGTCGTTGCGCTTGGCTAAGCGGTCTAGCACCTCTCTCTTAATGGTGCCATCCTTGGTAAACCCAGCGCTGCCATACTTGCGCTTTACATAAGCGCGCAACGAGCCAGGCTTCTTAATGGCACGTTGAATCCAGTTCTTGGCCATACTACCTCCAGCGCAATATCCAGGTTGAGCGAGCGATTAGACCGTATCGCGCGCTCCAAGCAATACCAAGCCTCCAGTCTTGGGCGTAAAACTCAAGTCCAGCCTCTAAGTCATACCCATCAGGCCCGTACCGTCCTTCTGTGTAAGGGCTTAGTACAAAACCCGCGACTGAGAAGTCATAAGCCAAGTATAGACGGTACGCCCCGTTGGTAGCCGCTTCTACAAGGGCGTAGCCCTGAGCCATTCCTAGGCCCAGGGCTACCATCAAGGCCACTAGCAAACGCTTCATCGCCGGTTACGCAGGATGTCTTCCACCCGCCTGTTAATAGGCTTGGCATCAGTGCCCTGTGGAGCCGTTGTTACAGACTCAGGCTCCCGCAGCTTGAGGGCCTCTAGGAGTCGCTTCACCTGGTCCATGGTGAAGACTCCGTTGGCTACCAGGGCTGCAAGGAACCCAATCAACGCGCCCTGCATCAGGTCAGGTGCCAAGCCAATAGCACCCGCGCCAAGGCCAAGAAGCACGCCGATAAGCCAGCTTAGCAGCCTAGCCTTAGCACCATCCAACTTAAGCAGCTTCCCACCAATAAACTCCGCGATGGGTACAACCAGTCCTGCCAACGTGGTAATCAGAGCTAGAGTGTCCATTACACCTTCACCTCCTCACCATACACCTTAGCCCAAGCACGATACCAGGTTTCTGGTACGATGCTATGGTCCAATACCCATTCACTTGGTGGTACGTCGTATTGGTCTAGCCGATATTTGTCGATGAGCGCGATTACCTTCTCCGCGTACTTCGGGTCGGTAGCGTAAGTCTTAGCTGCCCGCTTGATAAACTCTCGTGGGTTCTGCCGATAAGGCAAGGCTTCCTCGTAAAGCCCGTTGTAGTACACACGAGCAAGGTCAAGAAAAGCGTCTAGGTAAGAGTGGTACTTCCGCCATCTAGCTACGACGCGTACTGGCCTGCCTTGGTAGTACTCGGTGGTAGGCAAAGTAATAATCTCGCCCTTCCAACTTTTACCGGTCTTAATGCCAAACAGGTTCTTGGCCTGTTTGGAAAGCAGAGACTTGCCAAAACCACTCTCTAAGGCCGCTTGAGCTAATGCCACGGAAGCGGGAATGCCAGTCCTCCGCTGCATCTCCCGAGCGTGTGGAATCAACTCTTCAAAGAACGGGTGCTTCACTTCAAGGCCTCCCCAAAAAGCTCAGCTAACTCCTCATCGGGAATGTCCTCTACAATCTGAGAAACTGCCGATTCAAAGGCTTCGCATTGAACTACCGCCACTTCGGTGTTCAATGACTTAGCGTATAGTTCTACCTGTTCTCTAATAAAACAGTCCAAATTGTTTGCGCATAACAAACACAGCATCCTTACACCTCCACAGAATGCAACGCATCAAGCGGTACCGCTACTCCTGGCTTAGGCTTGAGGAACAACGGGTCTCCCTTACCACGCAGAAACACGCAGTACTCCACCTCCTTCCCGACGCCTAATGGCCTACCTGACCTAACCTCCTCAAACGGTCGTACCTTCACGTCTTCTAGACCGCGAAACGCAAACACATATCGGTCAAATACTCGCAAGGTCACAACATAGCCGTTAGCGGTCTTGTCTACACTTATTACCTTGCCCTTGACAGGAGAACGAATCTCCCCGGTAAGCTTCCACACGTATCTGTCTTGAGCTATCTTCAAGCCTGGAGTCGGCAGCACAGTTCCTCCCAAAACACGTGTTACACTTTCAGTATATCACACAAACCACTGTCCAGCGCGTTTGAAGATGGTGACCTTAGTACCAACCGGATATGTTCTGTTTGCGTCAGTTAGTGGTGTGTTGTGCGGTAATGAGGTGCGTACATATGGCAGAATCACGCCTAGTGTCGGAACAAACACCTTCAAGTAAGTATACCCGTTGTCCTGAAACACGGTTTTTACCACGCCAGACAAGACGGTAGCTTTGTGGTCAATCCTGCGGTCAAGAACTTCCTTCATAGTTCACCTCACAAGTACCAGGTGTCGGTGCCTGGTGGCAGGCTGCTCCAAGAGACGGCCATGTCGTCATACACAGGCTGACCGTCACGGACAGTGCCTACGTAACCCATGCGTACAACGCTCCGCGCTTGACCACCGGGAGATACATGTATCTCCGGCTCCTCAAGTACCAGGTACAAGTCCACTTCACGCACAACGCCGCCTATCCCGTCTTCTGGCAGACGGGCAATACCGACCACGTCATTGACCTTGAATCCTGCCGGCCCGACTACCGGCATTGTAGCCACTACACGCTCTAGCGCTTTGCGAGTAGCCAACATGTCGGTTAACCTATCACCATAATTCTTGTACACCGTGTAATTGCCTAGCGTGTAAGTTTGTTCGCCGTTAGGCGTGTCGTATTTCGGTACAAACGGGTTTTCTATTGACTCCTTAGGACCGTTTAAACGAGTTCCAACAGTTAGCAAATGTCCGACTAAATTAGTGCCGTCACTATGCTGCGCCCATTTAGGCGCGTACTGTCCTGTAGCTTTCCACAACGCTGTGTCGTCCCTAGTTCCGCTGTCTCGATAAAGCAGCGTACCTTCGGCTGATAGGTAGAACTCATCATATTCTAAAAATCCACCAGACATCCAAAACTCTATGGCAGTAATCCCGTAGTAGCCGGATATGGTGCCATATATGAGCTTGTAGTATGGCTGATTATGAAAGAACGGTGACAAGTCTACGCCTTCTACATGCTCAATATTCACTTTGTCAATGCTCTTAAACACGGCGCGGTGGTACTGGCCGTCTATGCGCACAAACGTGTCTGCTCGTGTTCTTGAGTAGTTACTATTGATGGCGAGTTTGTCTGTCCATGTACCGTCTGCCCGCTTAAATATTACAGGAACCGACGGTAGTGTGTCAGGCACGGCATCAGCAAGACCAATCAGGGTTATCTCTTTTGGAGCGGAATCGCTATAGCTAAGCTCAGGCACACCAAACCGCACCTCAGGGAAAAACCTACCGTCTTTAGTCATGTGCAGTATCCTAGCCCGGTTGTACAAGTCTAGCAAGTTATCGTTTGGGTATGGCGTAATTGGCGTCAAGTACACGTTTCCAGCGAAAGAAGAGACCAAGAAGCCATTAGCCTGAGCTACACGCTCTATCTTCTCACGCACCGAACTGTTATTAACGGCGTACAACTGCAGCCAGTCAAAGTCGGTGTCCAACTGCACAAATCGGTGTTCTCCGGCTCTAGTGTCTGGTCTCTGCTTCCATATGGAAAGTGGACGCCAGCCAGTCCTATCATCGGCCAACACTCTAGCTCCAGCAACTACCGCGTTAACCAGGTGTGCGATGTAGCCAAGGTCATCAGAAAATGGTAACTGGCCGGTATGCTCATCAGGCTGCACTATAATCTCCACATCTTCGCTACGGCCTAGGAAATCAATAGGACGCAAAATATGAGCGCTAATAATATTGCCGTTTAGATACTGTTCTTTACGCATTTCTCCAAGCAAACCAGAAACAATTAGTTGACCGTCTAACGTTACAGATATTGGCATGCCTTGCTGCAATACGCTGCGCACCCAGTCCGAGTTGTCAAGTATTGTAATTTCCGTGTTACTTACAGACGAGACGTATTTGGTGACGTCTACGCCGTTGACGAGTACTTGAAGCCTAGGAATGTACAGGTTAGACCTGGTCACGCGCTTTTCTAATGTCGGAGCGGAAGAAGCGTACTCTTCTGTCAGACCAATTACCACTTCTTCTACGCCGACAATGGGGGCGGTTGTAGTAGGCGCGTTACCGTAGATGACTAGCTTAGCCCAACGGTACTCACCCTGCACTACCTCAGAGGGTAGTGGAAGACGAGTAAACTCCACGTAAGGCCCACTTTGTTCCTTTGCGAGATAAAGTTTAGCTTTCCACACCGAGTCAAAGGTCAGACTTGGTGGGGTGTAGTTTGAAAAGAACCCCAGTGTGTATCCTATGCGGTACCAGTCAAGGGCCACTGAACGAACGCTGCCGTCGGTAAGTTTGAGTTCCAATTTAGTCACAGCAGTTAAAAAGTTGCTAAGATGAAACGGCTTACTTGTCCAAGAAAAAGCCGAAGGCCAGTTTGCTGCTCTAAATATCCTGTTGGCGCTATCCGGTACAGTCCTGTTGTCCGAAGTCAAAAGGGAAATTGCAATGTCACACTCACTCTCTAGAAGGTAGAAAAGGTGAGTACCAGGCTGTCTGCCGTCAAACGACATGAAGGGCTTGACCGGCTCCACTATAGTGTGTACCTGCGGGTCGTTTTCTCCATCACTAGGCTTCCTTAGGTGCACTTGCACGCTATACCCGCTGTCTAACGGTACGTTAACCCAAAAGTTAAACCATCTGTCATTGATGCCGGTGTACGACGAAGTTTTAGTTATATAAAGTCCGCTTCCATAGTTTTCAGTGTTAGCCAAAAATCCAGCGTTTATTTGTCCTTGACCAAGGAACTGAGGCATCGGCATCAGTACGCTACCGGCTTCCATGTTGGTAGTAGCGTCTGTCAAGTCATGAAAGCTATCAAGATACATTAAACGCTCAGCCATATAGCACCTCACAGACCGAGCAGCCACCTACGCACGACTTCCATGTCCACCTGAACAGAGTTGACTATCACCAAGTCGTCTAGCAATACTCCACCACCGCCCAGGATAAACTTCACGTCGGTGTTAATTGTAGCGCTGGTGATGGGTGTTATAGTACTGATATTGCCGTTAAAGCCCAAAGTGAAGTTACCATCTGAATATTGAAGCCACAGATAGTCATAACCGCCAGTTAGTGTCTTTGACGCTACATACTCTACTCCGTTTACACGGATATACTGTATGTTTAGTGTGTCTCCCACATTGTGTAAGTACAAATAATGTCCGCTGTCCCACACTTCCAGCAAAGGGCCATCACCCAGCGTTCGGTCTCGATACAGCAGCATACCAATAGACCATTGGTAGTCAGGACTAAACCACACTCGTTGTAACGTAGCTTTAGCCGTCACGTTGTTTTGAAACACGCTATACCAGTCACGATAAGACTGACTACCAGAGACATTAAACCAACCTTCAGACGACTCGTCAAAAAATCGTAAAACACCGGTAGCGGTATCGGCTTCATAGAACGTCCAACGGTAGCCTTCTAGATGTCCAACACCTGGAGGTAAGCCTGTAGAAGCGCGCGGAACTATAGGCGTGTACGCTGGACTAATCTGTTGCGGTGGGTAGCTTCGGATAGCCTGATTGAGGTAAGTGGTGTTGGACAGTACACGCTTGGTGGGGGGCGATATTTGCTTTACTTCTCCAAGCGCAAACTCGTTGACTGTGAAAAACGTCAGTCTAGCCCGATACGTTGGTTGGCCGTCCCACGTTAAGTACGGCTGCATTTCTCTGGTCGGCTCTGAAAAGACGCCTGAATAGGTGGCGGACTCCATGACCAGTTCATGAATCTCGTCGGCCGGTATAATCGCCAAAGCGGCTAGTTCGTTTTCGGGTATAGCGTCCCAGCTAAGTTCTATCTGCAAGCCGTTGACGTTTGGTAATCTGCGCAAGCTGTACCCTCTGGCTACGGTAGTAAGAGACTTAGCCGGGTTTGGTACGCGATAAGAGATTTCGTTTGGTGGGGTTACCACCAAGTCCGCGTCGTTGTCGTAGCCATAAAAGCTGATTCTCATGCCCACCCCCTAAAGCAGAATCTCAACTCTGAACACCAGTTTGTCGGTGTAAGGAAAGTAGGCGAAGCCGTCAGAGGCGAAGCCACGTAGGTTGCTCCAGTAGACCGGATACGCCGCGCTTTGGTGGAAGATGTGCCCATAGCGCAGGACTTCATTAGCGTCTGTCCAGCCGTCACCGTCAGAGTCGGTACGGTGGTTAGACCAAGATGGTACACTACCAACCGGATACCAGCGCAATGGGCGTGTCTGTGGCACACGAGTGTACCAGTAGCCTTCCAGGAACCCTGGTTTGCCAAAATAACCGGCACGCTCAATGTTGTCGGTTACCAAAGTGCGTATTAGCCTATCAAGGCGATAGCCTTTGAGTTCTTTTGTTACCTCATATATGGCAATAGCGTTGGTGCTGGCTACTAGCATACGCCTATTGTCTGCCGGTATTGCCCACAGCATATCGCTTGGTGCCGGATAAACAGTGTTGTTCTTTTCTGTCGAAGACAGTAGTAAGGGAGTTCCAGCCAGATTAATCCTGGCGTTAAGCTGGTGTGGTGTCAAACTCGACTCATTGATGTCCAACGCGTATACATTCCCAGAGGTTTCCAGCAAAAGCTTTTTGCCGTAAAAACGTCCTTTAGTCGCTTGTACAGGAGGTCGAAGCACCCGACTAGTAAACTTGTTTTCACGCAGAAAGAAGACTATCGGATTGGCATTATCATCGGCTACAGCGATAGCGTACCATCTGGTGTTATCGCTTTCGGTGTACCAGTACATAGCATCTATGCCGTAAGCTAAACTAGCAGGAGTAAAGTCCCAGGTTCCAGTTTCCAAGTCCTGCATGTACACACCCTCGCTATGCACTACAAACATCTTTGGGTAGACAACGAACACTTCCAGAATGCGGGCATGCACAGAACCTTGCATGCGGCGTATAGACAGTATCGGCCAAATACGAGTACCAGGCACTGAAGGCAAGCCGATGTAAGGACGGTACACGCTGGTAGTAACGCTGACCGAATAAAGTTCGCCAAAGCGTGTGTTGTCCGGTCGTTCAGAAAACTCAAACTCATCGGCTTGGTACCGCCTTCCTCTAAAAGCTAACCAACGCTTAGTTTTCGGTTTCAGAAATAGAGACCTAAGAGTTGGAATATCCGCTGCGGGTACATCATCCAGCGTAAAGCTTAGTACACCCGAAGCTTGGAGTTCTGGCCACGCTACTCGTACAGGACCGTAGCCTACGTCATCTACCACCACGTCTTCGTTAGGCGTAAAAGACCATTGGGTTATTGGATAAAGCAGCTTAGTGTCGTCTACCCAAAGCTCAAACGGCGCGTCAAGGTTTGGTTCCACTTCAGCTTGAGAACTTACCAGACCAAGAGAACCAGCTTCTAATGTCTTGGCGAATACTCTCTCGGTGGGTGTACCTGTAGCGCGGCTTAGGTTACTAGGGTAAGTCAACAAGTCTTCCCTGACGTTGTTAGCGTCTGTTGTCGTAACTGATTGCTTTAGCGCGGGAGAAAGCTCAAAGAAACCACACCCCCCCGTCCACTCGCTTCCGTTTGGCTGCCCACGGCCTAGGTATAGCGTTGGGCCATAAGTCCTAGCGTTAGTGAAAGTGGCTACTAGCGTACCGTTAAGATATACTTTGCCATTGTCCAGCAGCTCTACTCTGTGGACCTTGCTAGCTTCCACATCATTAGCTAGCAGCTTGGTCTCCGTTTGCCCACTACTGACGGTGACAGCGTACAAACCACCGCCGGCCTTCCAGTACACACCTGTAAAGTTAGATACGTCTCTATAACTGCTCCATAAGTACTGGTCACGGCTTGGGTCTAATGGACGGGTCAGGCTGGCAGCTAGCATTACTCCTCCCGCTTATTGTCAAGCGACTCCAGCTGGTCGTTAAACGACTTCAATAGCTTGCCAAATGCCTTAGCCGCTATTGGCTTACGACCGGTAGCTTCTTGTATGTTCTCCCACATAGACAGCACTTCCGTTACAATAACGCTGACTAACGTAAACTTGACGGCGAGTAGTGTTGCGTTAGGGTCAATTCCTAGCTCTTTAAGTGCGTGGTAAAGAATTCCAGCCCCGGCTACCGCCAGACCATAGCTAAACAGCTTAGCCATGGTCTTTACGCGCATGACACGACTAGACAGCTCCTTTTTGGCTATCGCTTTGACAACACCCGTTACGGTGTCTAGGACAATAGCCAACACTGCGAGGTGGTACAAGGTAGCCGGTCCAACAAACAGGTAAGCTAGTACAAGCCCTATAATCTTGTGTACTGAAGGAATCAGCACGTCAATAATGTAGTCCAAGGCATACCTCACAAAGTCAGACATCGTGAACCTCCAGCCGAAAACCAGCGTTATCTAACACGCCAACAGTGCGCGGCCAATCGTCACACCACGCTCCAAGTACCTGCACCGTGTAGACACGACCGTCCAGCGTAACCCCACCGCTCATCGGACGATGCAGATGCCCGAGCACAAAGCCGCGCGCGTCTTCAGCCTCTTGGTGAAAGGCGAGTACGCGCTCGGCAATGGTCTTGACGTCCTTAGGAATCAGTGGGCCTGGTGTAAGCTCACGATATGTGGGCACGTCTTGTGCCGGACCCACGGCGGCGTACAGTAACGGGAATAGCCAGGCAGCCAACGTCCATGTGAACTTTCCGGCCAGTAGCGCTTGAAGTTCTTGATTAGGCATAACCGACAGCACACGGTATACGTTCTCGTATTCGCCACCAGTCCAGCGTTTAACGCGGCTTAGTGGCAGCTTGCCTTGCTTAAGCAAGGCGAACAGGTATGGGAAGTCAAGTATGTCTCCGTGCAAGGCATACCAACGCTCACCGGCCGCTTCTAGTGTCAGACCTCTGGGGTAAAACCTCACCCACTCCGGAGGACGGTAGCCGTAGTCGTGGTTACCCACGACGTAGATGTCTCCAGGGCGAAACACCAACTCTGCGTACCGTCCAGCTCCGGGGTCTACCCACAGGTCAAACACATCTCCTAGCCACACAATGGTATAGCCCTTAGAACGGTAGGACTCGGCTATATCTAGCACCCTCCAGTCGGCTGACGACAGCCCAAAGTGTGTGTCTGATATGATGGCGTACATTGGCAGTCAAAAGAAAGGCGGGGACTACCCCCGCCTTTCTGCGCTCACTGGCTAAGCTGTCTCTCCTAGTGGCGTTAGAGTAAGCGTCAGAGACTTATTACCCTGCAACACGGCTATGTCTTCAGTAGCGGGCTGGTACCCCTCCGCTTCAGCCGTTACTCTCACACCGACCAATACCGGCAAGTCAAACACCACCTCAGCCCCCTGTTGGATGCCGTACTTCACATCACCCTTGGCTACACTGACGGTAGCGCTTACTGGCTTACCGGCTTGGTCTACCACACGCACAGAAAGCGCCGCTTTCAGCGGAATTTGTCCGCTCAGTACGCCATAAACGGCCTTATCCAAAGCGGGACCAATAGCGTTAGTCTGTAGACCAAGATGAGTTGGCGTTAAGCTCATGATGGCCAACACCGCGTCGCCTTCAACGGTCGTCGTGCCATAATCCACTGTCCTCCAGCTACCGTCTTGAGCGTAAAAGCCGTCAACGTACGAGATGACTATCTGGACGGCGTTCCGATGCAAGTCCTTAATGACTCGCAACTCGCTGTACCTACGCTCCAAAGTGGTCTGTATCTGTCCGACTGTCAGTCCCATGGTGTATCACCTGCCTATTCGCTTACCTGAACTGTATTAAATAGTGGCCAGTATCCAAGCGTGTAGCAAGTTGGGCGCATCGTCGTATGTAAATTTTGGACGGTACACCTGAATACCCCAACGGTCGTTTGAGACATCGTAAAACGGGCCAAAGTAGTTATATTGGTTATCGGAGTAAATGTTATCAATTGCCTGATGCACGGTCAGCTGTACAGACCTAATCCACGGGAACATAGCGCTATTTAAGGCGAGGGCATTTTTCAGGGTAGTTAAAGGCATGGTAAGGGTAATTTGCCCTTCTCCGGAAAAACCTGAGTTTGGGTTCACATAACTTGGAACTATGATAATCAATGCAAATGGTCCCATCATAAATGCGTAAGCATCAAAGCTAAAAGAACCATTAATCGTAACACCGGTACCAGCTGAATAGGTAACAGGAATCCCACTCCCATCAAAAAAAGAGTTGTAACGAAGAACATTAACCGTTTCGGAAAGCTTAACCAAGCTGCCAGTATGCGCCGGGGCAGAGTAAGAAAAACCACCATCAAATTCAATACTAGCTACACCAACAGAGGACAACTCCAAGTTTACCAAAGCCCAGGTTTTGGTTACCAGGTAGAGATAAATAAACGAGTCTCCGCTTGGGGCATATACCCAGATATCAGCTCGCCCAAGCTTACCGATGACTTCACCGTCCACGCGGAATCCACTGCGGGCGGAGAATTGCACGTCTACGTTAGCCCTCCCCTCATCTGGCGTGTGTCCGCCCATAATACCTTGCACTTTCAAAATTCCACTGCCCGTGCTTACTTTGCCTAAGTAATAGTAGCGCGTATTAGTATCACCACCGTGGTCAACGTAGACATTGATAATGCGCTTATCGCCAAAGCGTACCTGACCTCCAACCAAAAGATTGCTACCTACCGAAAGGTTGTTACTAAACGACCCGCTACTACCGGAAAAGCTGCCGTTTACCAACAGGTTGCCGCTAAAGAACCCACCACCATCTCCGGGGTCGTTAGCGTCGTTAACCGCCCACGACGCCGAAGCTCGCACTTTTTTCACGTATATCTCTTGAGCGGCGCCACCATTGACAAACTTGATTGGCCCGCTTCCGTTGATGTGCCCAGCGAAGCCAGGGCTAATACCTGGCGTGATTGTGCCGGTGGTAATCAACTGCCCATCCGGCTTTACACGTAGCTGGAGAGTGCCGAAGCTATTAAACCGCGGACCTCTGTTGCTGACGATTCCAAAGTCGGCGTCATTGCTTCCGGCCATTCCCACAGACCAGCCAGTGGAAGCCCAGCCGGCGGTGAAAGTGATGTTCGGCGGGTCAAAAGTTCCATTGTCTGCTATCCTGAACTCAGCCAGATTACCGTAGGAGTGGTTACCATAGCTGTTTTCCACTAACAGAGTGGGACCGTCCAAAGACCCATTACCACCGTTGCCGTTATTAGTTTTACGGATAGCGGTAGCGGTGCGGTTACCCGCTTCTTCCACAACCAGTCTGTACTCTGGATTCGGCTTATTGACACCTAAAGCGTTAAAAGTCCAAGTCCCGGTAATGTTGGCGTTTTCGTTTTTTCTAGTAAAGTCGGCAGCATCGTAACCGTCAAGCAAGTCAGCGTTCAGGTTGTTTACTTTTACTGCGCTGCTAACGTTGAATGGAGCGACGCCAGTTTTTGAGAACGTCCATGTACCACTAATAATGGCATCTTCGGCCTTGCGTGGGAAGTCAGAGCTGTCGTAGCCATCAAGCAGGTCGGCGTTTAGGTTATCAACCTTCGTCGTACTATACACCTGTAAAGGTGAAACTCCCGCTGGGGCTGTAGAAATAAATCTAGACGCTTTGACGTTACCATCAGTTTCCAGTCTTTCCGTAGGAGCGCTGACTCCTATACCAACCTTTCCGCCTCGGTTTATTACCATTGCCTGGTAAGGCCCAGCCGAACCTTTGACATAGAAACGTAACTCTGAACCAGCTATAGCACCTGTACCAGACTGAGCAGCTACAATGCCAGCTACTTGCCGGTGCCCGTCAGCTTGCCCCCCTTCTCTAGTCCAAACTATAGAGCCAAGAATGTTACCGTCAGAGTCCTTGGTGTTGTTGAAGCTTATAACGCCACTACCAGAAGCGTTGTCCCCGACAATAAGCCATTTAGCGTTTGCGTTCGCTCCTGGTATCTGGTAAGACACAGTTGTGTTGTAAATGTAGTTCGTGCTACCAACGCCAAGTCCAGGTCCCTCCACACGTGTGCCGCCGGTAAAGTCGCCTTCGAAGTTGATGACAAGGGTAGAGTTGATAAATTTAACCAAGGCACGAGATTGACCGCTATTGCCTCTTGAGCTTTGGTCAGAAGTACCTAATTTTAAGTCAAACCCACCTACGTTAAGAATGCCGTTTGTGGTAACAGAACCGTCATTCCAAACTGTGAAAAGCGTGGTAGACCCGTTTGGCCCTTTAGTTATTCTAAAAATGTCCCAACCATAGTTGTCTTCATCGATGCGAATCTCTACTCCCCAGTTGCGACCGTTAAGAAGCAGGGTGTCATTCGGTCCAGAGAGGCTTTTGACTATAAAGTCTGTAGTAGAGGCATCGAGCGTCAGGTTGAGTCCTCGATTAACGTGTAGCTTCGCCATACATCACCCCCTAGTACCTGTCTAGTACCTATCGTATGTCTCAAACCACGCCTGATAGATGGTCCATTGAATATCAGCGCCGTAGTTTAGGTAGTTATTTGGTGCCGTGTCTCCAGAAACATTAGCTGTCGGCCAACTTGGGCTGTTACCGTCCCACCAAATGCCTAAAGCTATCTGAAAGTAGCCATCTAAGAATGCGGCAGGGAGTTCTAGTACGTAAGTACGTATGTTAGTCCCACCGCCCCACGTGGGAGTTAAAGCCCCATCCCACGTGCTACTACCTTTAATCAAACGCACCCACGGTCTCCCGGTAGTACGTCCATTGTTCCAGTACTGGTTTGCTGGGTCGTAAACGTCACGGGCGTTATCCACGCCAGTTATGTAAATACGCAAGACACGTGTTGCGCCGCTTCTAGGACCTATAGAACCGTTCATGGCTTGTCCAAAGGCTCCGTAATAGATATGGCGCGGAATTATGAACCACCCATCCGACTTGAACAACTCCAGGGCAAAAGGATACTCACCATCTCCCCACACCGCCACCCTGTCTACGAGGATGTCTCTGCCTCTATTGCCAAGCGCTGGTAGTGGTGCGTATGGAATACCGGATGGGGTAGCTATCGTGTTACCAGCTACAACTAAGTCTTGGGTAGCCGTTACACGCCTAGCCTTGATGTCAATGTAATCAGTGTCGTTGCCGTTTACAAAGGATATAAGACCGTTGGTGGCCTTGATAGACTCCCAGTGGCGTGTGGTTTGGTGAAACCTCAGGTAGATTGGCAATTCACCACTACCAGCGTCTTTGAAAATTTCAAAATCCGCTTGCCCAGCTGTCGTTCCGCGATACACCGTCACTGGATTGGTGGATGTGTGTGCCAGACGAAGCGTACCACCTACTTTCTCCAGGTATCCAGGAGTGCTATCCGACGAGCCTTCTTTTATCGCGACGGCACCAGCTCCACCTTCAACTATCAAGTCTCCTTTGACAGTGGCGTTGCTGTTCACAGTGAGAGCGCTAACCGTAGCCGTGGCAGTACCGGCGGATATAGTGTTATTAACCGTTAGATGGTTGACAAGAAGTGTGTCGGCGGTCTGCGCACCTTGAATCAGGTTGTTTATTTGTGTCTGAAGGCTATCGAGGTAAGCCTTGACAGTGGTACTATAACTGGTGCCGTTGTACGGCTGCGAGAGTACATTTTCGGCTTTAACTTTAGGCGCGTCGGTCCCATTGTGCTCATGAACATCGTAAGCGGACTTGAAGACCGAAATGTCCACACCGTCTACCGTTTTTCCAGCTGCCATGATAATATTTCCGTTTACAGTTAGCGTGGTACCGTTAAAAGTTGTATCAGCGTCAGAGCGGAGGAACTGGCTAGAGTGTAAACCATCCACCATGTCAGCGCTAAGATTAATGACGGTAGTGGTGCTATTTACCACCATTGGGGAGGTACCTGAGCTGGCGGTTGATATAAACTGGGTTCCTTTAATGTTTCCAGCGACGTCAAGTTTCTGCGTTGGGGAGGTAGTACCTATACCCACACTTCCGCCGCTTTGTACCACCATGAGCGTGGTGGAACCGCCAGAACCCCGAGTAACTCTAAAGGCATCATAACTGGTGGCGTCTTCATCAACACGAACTTCAACCCCGTAGTTTCTTCCGCTAACAAGCAACTCTCCGGTGTTTCTGCCAAGGATGGCAGGAACTGTTAAAGCGCCGCTATTGTCAGTCCAGAGAATATTACTAGAAGGACCGTTGCTAAGTTTGAAAATTGGCGTAATTGGACTTCCGCCAAAAGTCGGTTCCGTGGTTGTGTAGTTTCCGTTATATTCTATTACAGCGCTATAACCAGTGGCGGAAAGTTCTAAGTTGACTAGCGCCCAAGTTTTGGTTACAAGATAGATGTATATATACTGGTCTCCACTTGGGTCGTACACGTAAATATCTGCACGTCCTACATTTCCTATGACTTCGCCGTCTACACGAAAACCGTCGCGGGCAGAAAACTGCAAGTCTACATTAGCCCTCCCTTGGTCCCATGTGTGCCCTCCCATGATGCCTTGCACTTTTAAGATTCCAGCGCCTTTATTTACTTTTCCCAAGTAGTAATACCGTGTGTTTGTGTCCCCGCCGTGGTCAACAAAAACGTCAATGGTTCGCTTGCCACTAAGTTTGATGCTGGAGCTTGCAAGAGTAAATAATATGTCTCCGGACCCAACATCAAACACAATCGGATAGCTAGGGTCGGTGCTGGCATCCTCCGCTGTACTAGAAGCGAAGTAAATGCGGTTGGTAGTCCTGGCAACACCCAAACCAACTGACAATCCGCCCCCAGTACGCCAGACCAAAGCCTGACCTTTATCCAAGTCTATTGCCTTATGCCACCCGTGGGTTGTCCACAGACCAGCACCATCAGCTACTCTTAACCCGGCCCGCGTTGTTGGAGTAGAAGAGAAGGTTGGCGCACCAGAAAACGTCCATGTACCTCTAATAGTGGCGTTTTCATCTTTACGTGGGAAGTCAGCGCTATCATACCCGTCAAGCAAGTCAGCGTTCAAGTTAACTACCTTTGTCGAGCTGCTGACCTGGAATGGGGCGGTACCTGTAGTGGCGGTTGATATAAACTGCGCACCACGGATATTTCCGGCTACATCCAGCTTTTGCGTTGGCGCGGCAGTACCAACACCAACGTTACCACTGCTGTGCACCACCATGAGTGTGGTAGAGCCGTTAGGACCGCGGGTAACTTTGAAACTATCTGTAATGGTCGCGTCTTCGTCAATACGGAGTTCTACTCCGTAGTTACGCGCATTAACTAGTATTTCTCCGTTGTTATGACCTTGGATAACTCGTGTCTGTATGGCACCGGTAGTGGTGATATTTCCCCGAACATTTACGTTGCCATACACAGAGCCTCCGGCTCTGGGCAAATAGAAGCCCTCAAGCGCTGGTGTACCCTCGTGCAGCAAAGCTACACGCCTAATCTTGAAGTTAGTAGACGTAGAGTTGGTACCTTCCAGCGTTATCCGCACCGCTTTGGCGCTGCCAGTAAGGATAGCTGGTCCAAGGAGCAGATACTTGTTTCCCAGGTCTCGCGTGTAGTAACCAATCGTGGTGAAGGTGCTACCGTCCTGGCTAGCCTCCAGCCGTACACCGGATATGCCTTGCGGTACGGTGTCAAACGACAGGTAAAGCCGTACTTTAGCCGATAGGCTGGTGTCAATCAGCGTACCACTGGAAGACACCAGAAATACCACCGGGTATACAGAGTTACCGCTAAGCGCAAGAACACTGTTATCGGGTTTAAACGGATTCTTTTGCGTGCCGTTTGTAATGCTATTTCCAGCTGCGGTAACGGTCAGCGTCGTGTTATCCGCGTCTCCAGCGTAAACAAGCGCGTCAGCGAAATCCAGCAAGATGTGAGGAGACGGCCTGTGGTCGGCGTTCAGTACCAGACCATATTCCGGGTTAAGAATCAGCTGTCGCCCCACTACCACATCCCTACCAGCTATAACATCCTGGACAGTGGAGATGCTGGTAAAGGCCAGCCTACCGTTCAAGATAGACTGGACTAAGTCTTCCATGAGCTTGAAGTTGTAGTTGAGGGTGTTAGTGGGGTCTGGCTGAAGTGTGCCAGTGTACGCGCTTCCGGGGCGAACGTCTTCAGCGCTGATTATGCTTTCGTCGTGATAAAACAGGTTAAAGCCGTAAATAGGCGTCTTCCTAGGCATGGTACCTCCTGACAAATACCAGTGCTAAGGCGCTCCGCGCCCGACTATCGGGAGAAGAAAAACCGGATGGCTTTATGCCATCCGGTTTACACTCCCGAGTGTATCAACTCCCTGACCAGCCGGTCGGTAGTCTCCTTAGCAACCTTGTTCTTGTCTAGCTCGGCCTGCACCTGCACATTGACATTGACAGGCTGCTGGAGACGCACCGGCGAGGTGGTGTAGTCAAACCGGCCCTTAGTACCGTAAGCGAAGGTGTAGTACTTGGAGTTAAACGCGCGGTCGGCGATGTCAGATATCCAGTCCGCAACAACGCTTACCGCAAGCCCGGCCAACAGTCCGGCGATGGGAGAAGCTACTCCAAGCGAAGCGATGGCTCCGCTTAAAGCGCGTGTAGCTACAGCACCGCCTACACTCATTATACCAGAAACAGCGCCATAACCAGTCGGTGTACTAGCCGCTACCGCGGCTTGTCCTTGGGGTTGGACGCCGACCGATTGCACGGACAAGCCCTGTGGGGTGACAGCGCCAGTATTCCCGCCTCCAAACGCCGCTCCTATGACCGTGTCAACAAGCCACGTGGCGGCTCTAAAAGCGGCTTGCTGCGTGATAGCCTGAGCCAAGGCTTCAAGGAACTGCGCGATAGCGTCTAGCAGGTAAGAGAACAGACTCTTAGCGTTGTTTTCCGTTTCCTTGATACGCTCGCTTAGCTCTTCATGCGCGCGCTTGGCCTCGGCTACCTTTTCAGCGTACCGTCGGGCTTCATCGGACAGTACACCGTAAGTCTTGACCGCTTCGTCATACTTTTTCTGCCAGTAGTCAACGTCAGAAGCGGCGAGGCGAAGTTCAAAGCGCAGTTCTTGCAGCTGTCTCTGCTGCTCACGCCAAGACCTGAGCATTTGGACAGGGATAGTAAAAATAGAGGTGAACAAGTTAGCCAGAGCATCCCGCAGGCTATTTACCAACCCGTCAATCATTTGTTCAAGCTCTTGTTGCGCCTCTTCTTGCAAGTCGTTAATAGCCCGTTTGATAGAAGCGCGGAGCGCTTCTAAACGTTCTTTAGAGGTAGCGCTATTCAAAAAGAGTTTTACTTCTTCGTCCGATATATCTGGCGCTACTAGCTTTACCAAGGACGCGTCATCAAGCAGGGCCGCAGCCGATAGACGACCAATCAACCTAGACCGCCTGGCAGCGTCGCTAAGCCCAGGAACACGCTCTAGCTTTGTAAACAACTGGACCAGCCCATCAGTAAGCTGAGTAAATTCGGTCAGTGACTTAGCACCAATCAGGATTTCTCTTCCGCGCAACCTGCGGCTATATTCGTCAGAGGTTAGGTCGCCCCGCAGGTACATGTGCAGAGATGCAGCTTTGCGCGTGACAAGGTCATTTTGAAGTTTACGCTCAGCGTCAAGAAGCTGCGTTTGCAAAGCGGTTATTTGCTGTTCGCTAAGTCCCAAAGTCTTGGCCAGGTTTAAGAGCATGCCGCGGACAAACTGCAGCGTGTCTATAAGCTTTTCAATCCATTCAGTTACAGCAAGTTCGGACAGCTTTCCCTGTTCGACCAGTTCTTGCAGAATGCTTGGCATGTTTTCAACGCTACTAATATTTTCAGTAGCAAACTGCACAAACTCGTCTTTAACCTTGTCGTCCAATTTTATTCCAAACTTAGCTGCAAGAGCAGCCAAGTTGACCAGAGTAGACAGCGACTTGCCAGCTGCGTCTATCTTGCTAGAGTATTCTTGCAAAGCGGAAAAGTCGCCTTGCTTCATCTTCAGCGTAACGTCATTAAAAGAGACTTCGTTAAAAGCTTTAATAGCTGCTTCGTAGGCGGCGTCAACGTCTTTAGTCGCTTTAGAAATGAGGGCTCTAGCTATAGCTTCTGCTTGAGTTTCATTAATTTCGAACCCTGCAGCTGCAAACTTATCTATGACCGCTTTTCTCACACGAGCAAGCGTGTCAGGGCTGTTCACGTCGCCAAAACCTTCAATAGACGTTAGGAATTTAGTGGGGTCACCGAATATGTCTCCTAGCGCTTTAGCGGCCTCGGGAATACCATCCGATAGTAAAGACGTTAGCCCTTCCACCAAGTTCTTTGCTATTTCAGCAGCTTCAGCTTTAGCTTCTGGTGTGTTAAGTGGAAGGTTAAAGATACCGTTTATGGCGTTCTTGTACAGCTCTAGTATTTCATTAATACCTCTACCGGCCAATAGCAGTTTTTTAGCAAGCCCATTGGTGTAATCCACGCTTTCCCTAGCGTCCTTTAAAAGTTCAGCGTCCATTTGCTGGAGAAGCTGGTACTCTCGGTCACTCACATATTTTTCGGTGTCTTTTATGCGCTTTTCAAGGTCAGCCAAATTCTGCTCATACGCGCTAAGAGCGGTGTCTTTATACAATCCACTGCTCTTTAGCGCTTCAAAGTCCTTTTTACGCTGTTCTAACGCTTCTTTGGCACGCTGAATACTCTCTTCGGCGGCCGGTATGTCGCTTAAAGACTCGACCTTGACGTCTAATAGCTTGCCAACAGACGCTACCTTGTCGCCAAATTCTTTCAGGGTCTTCTCTGCTCGTAGTTTGGCAAACATCTCTGGGCCAAGGGCAGATTCTATGTAGCTCAAAACAGAATCGCCATCTTTTTCTGCCAGTTGTACCAAAGCGTTCACTAGATTTTTGCGTAGCTTACTAAGCCCGGCCTTTACCTTAGGGTCTTTAGTAACGCTCAATTCCTGGTCTATTTTGTCTAGCAGATTCAAAGCATCGGTAATTTTCTTCAAGTCTTCGTCAGTTGGCTTAAGCACTTCAGACAGCTGTGGTAGCTGGTTAATTGCTTTATCCACAAACATGGAGAAGTACTCAACGATAATCTGGTTTGTTTCGCTTAGCGACTGTTCTATGTCCTTAACGTCAAACTCGGGGTACTTTGCCTTAAACTCGTTCAGTTTGCTTTGCAGGGTTCCGGCTTCCCTAACAAAGTCGTCTACTTGACCACGATAAGCTTCAAGGTCATCAGCAACAGATAGCGTCTCAATTAGCTTGCTCTTAGACTCTTCCAAACGCTGCACCTTTTCACGAATCTGAGCAGCTTCGCGCAAACCTTCGTAATGCTGGGCAGCGTTCTGTTTTGCTGCTTCAAAGCCAAGGAAAAGGGCGTTTAACTCGTCCTTTACTTTGCCAATAAACTCACTTATCACGTCTACACCAGACACAAGCTTACTTAAGAGTTCCTCTGCAAAAGCAGCCGAGATGCTTCCCTTCAAAGCATTGTACATCTTTTTCACTTCATCACTAGCGGTATCTGGCAAAGTTTTACCGCTAGCTATAGCTTCCAGTACCGTCTTAAGGTTGTTGATTTGGTTACCATTCAACAGTTTTTCTATCTCATCCAAAGCTTTCTTAAACGGCTCTACAGACTTGCGTTGTTCATCGATAGACTTCTTTAGTTCCTCATACCTTTGGTCCTCTTCTTCTACAAGAGACACACGAGTTCCACGCTGCAAGTAAGCTTTTACCATGCTATCTAGTTTTTCTTTTTGGTCGTTAATCTTGTTCTTAAAATCTTCAAGCGTGCTAGTTATAGCGGAGAGTAGCCCGGATATGGCGTCTTTAAGGCTGCCGGTGTAGTCGGTGAGTGTATCCATAAGCTGAGAGGTGGCGGTTGCCAAATCCTGACTACGCTTCTCAGCGTCAGCGCGCAAAGCTGCTAGTTTACGTTCAATTTCAATCTTCCTAGCGATTAGTTCTTGTCGCCGCTTGGACGACAAAGCGGTTTTGGTCTTGGCATCAATGTTACTGCTCAACTGTCTATCTATGCTCTCTAACTCTACCATCAGGTTTTTGATTTCGGTAAGGTTATTAATGTGTGCCTCAAGCATGGCCATGTACGCTTTGTCCCCGTCAGACAGTTTAGAAAGGCTCTTGTAATGTTTTAGCTCGTCTTTGGTAATAGTTATAGCCTTGTCTAAACCTTTTACCTGAGTTAGCCTGACGTCTTGGAGAAGCGTTTGGTATTTACTGCTCAAGTTTTTGAAGTCGGCGGTCATAACACCAACCTTGGCTAGTGTCTCCACGCCTTTGGCAAAGCCCTCTATCACCCTGCCCAAGTCGGCAAATGGACCATAGTCTTTTTGCTTAACCCGCTCGGCTATGTTCTTAAGCTCTCTGATTGTAGAATCTGTCAGGCTATTGATGGCCGACAGCATGCCGCCGTCTTTAAACAGCGCGGCCTCTAGTTGGTCGGCAATCTGCAAAGCTAGCCCAGGCACCTTATTGAGACTCTTGGAGTACTCACCCAAGTATTTCTGAACCACAAGTTTCAAGTTTTGGAACCGCTTTTCAGGGTCGGAGACCCTTTTAGCTGCGGCAAACTCGTTGAGCATGGTCTGCACTTTGCGGTCATACTCTTGCGCTACCGCGAGATTCTTGGCCAAGTAAGCGTTAACCTGCTTGGCTACAATTGCAGCTTTTTCAGGGGCGTCATTAGCGGTAGTGTTCAGAATGCTCTCAGCGGTAGCCAGCAGCTTGGCAGCGAGGCTGGGTGTGCTGGTAGGACCATAGAAAGCTTCCTTCATGACGTTGTTTAGCTGCTGAGCAGACTGAGCGCCGGCGTCAGCGAGAGAGCGCTCAAAATCCCGCACCTGTCTGTCTATCTGCTCAACACGCGCTTTGGCTTCGCGCGTCTTCACGTATAGCAGGCCATTAAGCCTGGTAGCGAGTTGGGGGTCAAGCTTAGCCTTCTTAAAAAACGAGGTGAGTTCGCTTTTTGTGGCTTGAAGCTGAGATATGTACCAAGAGTAAGCCGCCCGTTTAGCGGAGTTTCTAGCGGTCTCAGTCGAGAAAGATTCCGCTTCCAGCAACCGGTCGTTAAGCTCCCGTTCCAAGTTTTCCAGCACTTGAGTAAGCCACGATTGCGCAGAATCCACGGCAAACAGACCCTTTCCACGCTCGTCACCAACAGTGTTCTGGATAAGCTTCAAAGCAATTTTCTTTTGAAACTCAGCCTTTTCGCGGTCAGTCATCTTGGCCATCTCAGTGGCGTGTTCGGTCAGTTTAGCCCGGTACTGCGCATCCAGAGAAGCGCGCGTTTCCGTCTGTTGCATCACACCGGAAGCCCTTTGAACAGCCGCAACGTAAGCATCTCCGACAGCGTTAACGATGTTAGCTACGGCAGTCAAGTTCAGCAGCTGCTGATTAATAAGTTCTCTACGTTTCTGGTCAGCCGTGGCATAGTCTTTAGAGAGTTTTATCATTTCCTCCTTAAGCTGTTCGCGGTACCGCTCCAGCGAGGCCTTATCCTGAATGTTAAGGGCGCGCATTAAGTTAGCAGCTTGCTCGTAAACTAGTCTATCCGCTCCTTGAAGCTTTCCAAGCATATAGGCTACCAGCTTGTCGGTGGCGTCCTTACTACGCAGCTTTTCAAGGTCAATGGCATAAGTCGGAGTGCTGGTGGTGTTGTCTGGAGAGTAAAGGTTGACTACACCGCCCTTATACTCTGCCCGATTAATGGACGGTATCAGCTGTCGCGAAGACTCTAATGCCTTGTTAATCTCCTCTTCGCGACGTCTAGCGTTCTTTGTGGCTAGGTACACTCCGGTACCGACCAACGCCGTGGCGCCTAAAGCCATCCAGCCAATACCAGGGATAGCCCCGAGTAATGCCGCCCCACCTGCCAAGGCGGCACCAATACCACCACGAACGGCGGCCAAAGCCCCACCAGCTAGCGCTGCCAGCCCACCGGAGCGCAGCAAACTCATAGCGCCGGTACCGGCAGCCGCTATCACAGCGCCTAGCGAGGTGAAGAACTTGACCAGGTTGACACGCAGGGCCACCAAGAGATTGGTAGCCGTAGCTATGCCGGTAGTCAGGTTAGCGCTACGCAGTATAGCCGTGGTAGCCGTCACAGACTCCATGACCCTTGAGGCGAACAAAGCCAACAGGCGGAACATGGAGACTACCAGGACCGTTATGCCAGTACCGGTCAAGACAGCGAGGGCAGCCTGCAGCATTGGCCCAATCACTTTCAGATTCAGGACGGCGTTAATAAAGTCTTGCAGACCTTTGACCAAAGCCAGAAAGCCGGTCAGCATAGCCTGCAGAGTCGCCATGAAGGTAGACGCCTCGCCAATGCCGAACCCGGCCATGATGTCGTGACCAAGCGAAGATATGGTAAGACCTAGTTGCTTTTGCAGCTGCTGAAGGTTTTCCTGGTATTCGCCTCCATGGGTAAGTATTTGACCAAAATCAACAGTTTCTTCGGCCATCTGGTGAAGCTTCTTGGCCATGTCCTCAGCAACGGTACCGCCGTATTCCACGGCTTTAGCGATTTCGTAGAAACTGTCTTTTACCGGTTTACCAGTGTCAAGATAAAAACGTACAGCTTTAGCCAGCTCGTCAAACGAGAAAGCGGCGCTACTGGCCATCTTTATCAACTCGTTAAAAATGTTCAAAGCTTTGTCAGCTTGTGGTCCGCCGTACTCTAGCACTCTAGAAATGGTGTCCGGACCGAGGAAGTACTGCCTGTGTTGCAATAAAGTTTCAGCGATGTCACTACGCAAGGCATCAAACGGTATGCCAAACACTTCGTTTAGCCTGCCGACTACACCGAGCAGGCGTTCCATTCCGTCTGTGCTCATGCCGTTGCGGGCAACAGTACCAAACAGTCTAGCTACTTCCTCTACAGCCACGCCGCTAGCTTTGGCCAGCTCCAGTAGACGGTCGCGGAGCGCGCTCACGCTATCGGCCATGCTTTGCTCACCACGCATTTCCAGTATCTTCTTGTAGGCGAGCAGCTGCTTATTGAGTTCCTGCATTTGCTGAACGTATTGAGATACAGCGTAAACAGTGCCAAAGAAAGCTCCGATACCGATACCGGACGCAAAGTTGGCCAGCGAGTTTAGTAGCAGGCCGTGCATAGCGTCCACCGAGGTCCCTAGGCGGGACACAAACTCGGTGCGGAACTTGAGCGCGGTTGGGTCTCCCGCCGCCGATAGCTGCCGGTAACGGTTGTACAGGCCAGGCAGGAAAGCTCTCAAGTAGTCTTCGTGCCTGGTGTCCAAAGCGCGTTGACGACCAAACCTGTATGCTCCGGTCAAGGGGTTACTTTCGGCCATCTCGTTTAGGAGATTGCTATGAGCGTACATGCTCAAGGCCTCCATAATGGAGACCGACTCACCAAACTGCTTTTCTAGCATTTCAGCCACTGAGTTAAGGGCCAACCCAATGCCACGAACGTCATCCAGCGCTATATTAAACTTCTTCTTAGCGGCTTCAGCGTCCTTTAAGAACATGTTAGCCGTGTTTTGTAGACTTTGCGGACTGGCGTACAGAAGCCGACTGGACAAAAGACTGTACGCTCCGGCTAGCTGGTCCATAAACGCTTCCTGACCTTTGGAAGCGATAAGGTCACGACCATACTCGGTACTCATCAAGCTTTGCATCATGGTCTGCTCTATGTGGCCTACCAGCCTGGCTACAGTCTGCTGTAAACCTTTAGCAGTCTGACCAGCTGCCATGTTGTTAAACTGATTGTTTTGTATTAGCGCGTTAAAGAAAGCGTCAAGCAAAGCTTGCCTGGAACCCCCCAGATAGCTATAGGCGCGCAATAGGGCATCAGGGTCTACTCCTGGAGCAAACTTAGGCAACACGGAGCTGACCAGGTATTCTTTAGCCAGCTTCTGCAGTTCAGCGGCCGTGTTAGCGACTAGGTCTTTAGTTTGCGCACTCAACTCTCTAAGCACGTTCTTAATATCCTTAAGCTGACGTGGGTCAGGCAAACCGCCAGAGGTCTTCAGTTCCTTGTAAACGCCTTCTAAAGCCTCCTTAGCCTCATCGAGTTTACCCTGGCTAGCGTCTCGCTTAATTCTCTGCAGTCGCAAATACAGCTGCTTCCTAAGTTCCTGCGCCTCTTTCTTAGTGCGGTCAGTAAAAAACCGGTTCAAATCAGCTTCTATTGCCTCTGCCACGTCAATGACTTTCTTGGAGTCAATAATGATAATGGCTTTACCATCGCGTACGGCAGTTATTCTAAAGGTTGGCAGAGTAACACCTTTGAGTTTTTCATCCCACGCAGCAATTCCTTCAGTAAAGGTTTGCAGACTTTTCATGGCAGAGTCAAGACGCCTACCGGCTTCTTCTAACTCACCACGACGCACATTGCGCAAGTAGCGGTCAATGTCGGCTACAAAGACACGGAAAGCCTCTCCAAGTCTCTTAGCTTCCTTTTGGTCAATACCGACTTTAGAAGCGAACTCCTCTAACTGCTTAGATACCAGACCAGCACCTTGCTTGGTCAACTGTAGGTCAAGAGTAGCGTTACCGCTTAGTTTCTGCAGAAGCTGCTCAATGGGCCTGAGAACTCTAGCGAGTTCGGTTTGCACACCTTTCATGCTGGTGGTCAGCTCCACATCCACACGCACATCCGCCATGGCTTACCTCCCGCTCAACGGCATAGCCTGCATTCCAAGAGAAGCCGTCATAGCCTCCATGCGCGCCTTCTCAAGCTCTAGCTTCTTCTCAAGCAACGTCAACACCGCGCGTACCGTCATCCCCCGCACTGACTCTGGAGGCAGACCTGTGAGGACTACTAAGTCAAGGAGGAACTCCCACGAGAAGCCCTTCACCTCTTCAGCTTCTCCAGTGCGGGGGTTTAGAATTTTGGGCGCTTCACCCCCTGTTTAGGCTTTTTGCTTGGGTCTATTAGACTGTCGTTAACATACTTCAAGAACCATTCAATCAGTACCGGATACGCTACCGCGTAAGTGGCAAGGATGTCAGCCCAAGCTTCGCTTCTGTACTCATCTTGCACATATGGGTAGGTAGCGCAGTGTAGCATGGCTAGGATGACGTCAAGTGTCTGAATAGGGTTATCTTGACTGATAGACGAAAAGTCATCAAGTGAACGCTTGTAATCCCGCTCTAGACGAATCCAGTAGTCAATGTTAATGGGCGAGAACTTTAAGGTGGCGAAAGGAAACTCACGTTCTACCGGAATACCGTAAATGTCTCCTAGTCTCACACTACCTCCAAAAAGAAAACGGGAGTACAAGCCGATATTTGGCCTGTACCCCCGTTTAAGTCAAGCTTAAAGCTTGTAGATGTGGTCAATGGAAACGCCGGTACTACCGTCAGCGTAAGCGGTGAAGTTCACAGCCCCGGTGATGATGTCAGGACCGTTGATGTTGTGGTTGGGCCACTCGATAAGCGCGAAAGGAATGTCCACGATGAACTGAGAATTAGTGGTGTGGTTGGTAGTGCCCACGGTGTAGCTAACCGTGTTGGTGGGGTCGGAGAACACCAACCTCAGCTTCAAGAACTGACCGTTGAGGACGGCGGTGTAGAACTTCTGCGGGTCACCGGGGAAGCTGTTAGCGTCCAGGTCAACGCTACCGGTGATGTCAAACCGCCCGGTGGGCACAGCCCTGCGGAAGCGGCTACCAAGCCGGTACCGGTCGGTGTTGGGGTTGGTGTTAATGTCCAAGCTGAAGGAGCGCACGGGGACACTGGTCAGCGTACCGCCAGCGTCTCCAATAAGGACATCAGCGTGCTCAAAGTACAACCCGTATTCCGAAGCCGGCACCGTAGCCGTGACGGCGGTACCGTCTACGCTGGCCTGAATGCCCACAAGGTCAAGGCTAAGAAGAGCCAGCTGGTTGATGTCAGCCCGCAGGCTCAGGCGGGATACCTTCATGTCGGTGAAAAGTTTACGGACTTCCCCATCGTAGACGGCTACCGTGGAGTAGGGCAAGTCGGCGGTAGAAAGCTGATACCGCTTGCCGTAGTTATTAGCCGGCCAGGTAACGCCGGTATCAGACCCCACAGCCGTCAGCGTACTAACCTGCCCAAACACCAGCGGCAGGATGATGCTCAGCCCGTGGTTAGTAGCCTCCACTTCCAGGCTACCGCTGACGTCAAGCGTACCAAGCCTCGCCAACTTCTTGTCCCGCATGGCCTGCTTACGCAAGGCCTCGGAACCGTAGATGGTTGGCCTAGCCTGCAAGCTTTCGCTGCGAATAGGAAGCGCGTAGTCGCTGGCCGCCAGCGTAGCCGGGGTGCCCTGAGCCGACTGCTGCTTCAAGACCACAATGGAATCAATGCCACGCGCCATTAGTCAACCTCCTCGTGAAACTTGTCAAAAACCTCGTCGTCCACAAGCTCAAAAGCCGGGTCTTCCAAGAGCCTATTAGCGTCTTCCTCAAGCACTAGCGTAGGCTCTCCTCGCTTCATGCGATATGCGACGGAGAAGCCAAGCAGTGCAATCTCTTCCAGAGGACCGACATACCGAACCTTGACCACACTCACCTCCATTCCGCTTCTAGCACCACAACCCCAACGCCCTTGTAACCCCAATCAGGAATGAGGTCAGGAATCTCTTGGTCCTGAGTAATCTTGTCCTGAATGGCGTAACTGTAGTCGGTGTCCACTATTCGTAGCATCACCTCGTCCAACACTCTAGGAGGCTGCAAAAGGCCTTCTACCAGCTGGTTGAAGATGTCAGACATGTGATAAAGCCCAGTTTCAGCGTCTACATGTTCGTAGTGGACTTCTATGGCAACTTGCACCTTGCGAGCCACGCGGTCAAGACGACTTCCAGCACCCAACACCACGTTCTCCCACGTAGGGCCTAGAGGTACCACCACAGCCACAGGAAACCCAGGAGCGCGCTCTGGATAGCGGCCAACCGTGACCACTGTAAAGCCGACAGCCAAGCCATCGTAGAGTAAGAACGTTCGACCACGCAGCCATGTTACTAGCGCATTGACAAACTCACGCTCACGGTTCCTCATCCAGTTCCTCCTTCAACGCACGCAACAGGGCCACGGCGGCCACACCCTTGTTCTCCAAGATGTTCAACCTGGGTTGCTTGGCGAATATCTGGTAGTAAGCCGGAGCAAATGAGGCACCCTTCACTATCCAGCGGTAACTGACGTAAAGTTGGGCTTGCTCCTTGTTCAGCAAACCCACAAGCAGTTCCTTGTTGGCGGCGATATCACCGCTACGCATACCGGCCATAAGCTTCCTAGCTAAAGGCCGGTCAATGCCGTGATGTATACCACCCCTCCAGCCCTCCAACCTAACCTTCTCCGCCCTTATACTAGTATACCGCGGAGAGCCAAGCATTCTGGCCAAGCTTCCGGTATCAACACCTTAGCTAAATCTGCCAAGGTCTACCGCCTTTTTACTGTCCAGCCTACCCCAACGGTACATACGGTAGCTGCCGTGTTTCTCTCTAGCCCAGTCACGAACTTTTATAGAGCTAGGCTTGAGTGGACGTTTTAGCGCACTGAAGAGTGGGTTTAGACGCTGGCGTTCGTGAGCAGCGAACTTTTCGGGTGCCAGTAAAGTGCTGGAAGCCACCTCACGCAGTTTGTCAGAGAACGCTCTCTTAGCGCGTGTAGCTAGATGGCGTTCGGCCATAGTGCGCACTTTCTCCTGCACCCTAGCCGTTGACGTGGCGCGAAGAGAGACGTTGTCAAGTCCTAAGGCAATGGCTTCGCCTAAAGACTCCAACAACGCTTGCATAGCCATACCGGCCGCACCTTTAGCCGATGTGAGGAGAATGCGCCTTATCTGCGCCTGACCGCGTCTAGATACATTCATAGCTTAGGAAACTCCGCTAGAAACTTATCTTCCACAAAAGTGGGGCCAGCTACCGCGTTCCGTCCTTGCAGTACTTGTACCGCCCACTCGTCTAGCGTAGCGAAAGCGTTGGCAAACATGTCCTTGGCCAACGCCTGGTAAGCGGCGAAGCGGCGCAAGATGTAAGCGGCTATCAACTGAGACAGGGCAAACTGCAAAGTGCTACCGTCAGGTACAGTGTCCGGCAGGGGGGTGTTAAAACGCACTCGCAGGTGCTGGTCAGCCTGAGAAAAAGCGTACCGCGCGAGTTGCCTGTAAGTGGTCGTGGTTACCCCAGCACGCCCGTCTACCGTAACGTTTTCCGGCTTAGCTATTTCCGGAGGCATATGCTGCCACACATAGGGAACAAAGGCGTCTGGGTCGAGCATATCTCACTCCTTACGGCGGCGAGGCTTATCCCGCGGCTCCGCCGCTTGTTCCTGGGACGACTCAAGTGCCTCAGCCGGTACAGGCTCAGTAGCCTTAGGTTCAACAACGGGTTCAGCCACGCCCAAGCTCACAAGCCTGTCGGCCAAGGCCTTGTCTACCTCCACATATTCACCAGGCACGTAAAGTCGGTCAATGTAAACAATGTTAGTCACCAGTAGACGCATGCCTTCCTCCAACGAAGGCCGGGGTGGGATTTAACCCACCCCGGCATACCCTACTATTAGGCGGAGTACTGGAAGAACTTGATACGGTGGTTGGCCATAGTCTTGGGGTCGTAGTCCAAAAGCCTGGGCAGGCCGTGGAAGCCGTGGTAAATGGCATAGTAGGGGTTGGGCTTACGACGGCCGTCGTCCACAAGCACATAGGGGCCAGTACCGACCGTAAGCCTATCCCCGGTAGTGTGCACGTGAGCGGTCATGGTAAACTCACCAAACTTGCCAGGACCGCTGTAGATGAGCACAGCCTTATTGTCGGGGATAAACTTGTGGAAAGTCCCGTCCTGGTCCAGGTAGCCCTGGTCGTAGACGGTAACCTTCAGCCCGGTCATGCGAGAGAAGGCGTCAAGAATGTACTCGTCGGGGTAGAAGTAGATGGGGGTGACTTCCTTGGTGGTGTCCCGGTTGTTGAAGCCGTACCAGGCCTCCCAGAACTTGGTGTTATTCCGCAGCACACGCACAAAGTTAGAGGTGACGATAAGCTCAGCGGGCAGGTACTTGCCGGGCCCCACAGTCATGTCGTTAAGGGCGCTGTAACGAAGGTCAACAAAGAACTTGATGGGGTCGGTCAAAGACTTGCCGCTAGCATCCACTTCGTCAAACCTGTGGGTAAGGGTAATTAGAGGGTTGTGCAGACGGTAGTCGACAGTGAACTCGATGCCCTCGGGGTTGTCGGGCAAGGTACGAGTAACCACCAGGTTGCCGGTGGTGAGAATCTGCGCCACCATCCATTCGATGCGGCGCTTACGGCGCTCGGCCATATCGGCCAAAGCCTCGGCCACCTGCTCCTGAATGCGCACGGTGCGAAGGCCTGGAGCGACAGAAGCGAGCTCGGTCAGTTCCACCTCACCCCAGTACACGCCCTCCTTGAAGTGCGCTCCCTTGAAGGAGGCCTTGTAGACTTCATAAGCCTCCTCCTTGTTCCAGGTCCTGGGCTCAGTGCCGGGAGCGTGGAAGTAGGTCATCCCGTACTTGTGCGGGGTCTTGACCACATACATCTCAAGCTCGGTGGCCGTGATAGCGTTGACAGGGAAAAACTTAGAAGCCAGCTTGTACTGGCTGGTGTCGGCCCAACCGAAATACTCGGTGTCCAGGTCCTGGAGAATGCGCTCAACTTCCTTCTTCGTAGGGAACCGAAGGTCAGAACCGGCATTCAGCTCAAAGATAGCCATGCTTCACCTCATCCATTAAGCGGTGTAGAAGAACACCAGACCGTTAATCACCTTAGCGCCAAAGCCAAACAGTTCGACTCCAAGCAGCTGCTCAAGCTTGGCCCCCTCAAGCGTGACCGCCACGGCTACCGTCTCAGAGTCGGAGTCCTCGTACACAAACCCGTCAGCCTTGGTGGTGGCGGTGAAGGTAGCGGGAGCGATGTAAGCCACCTGGGAGATGTCGGGAGCGGGAGTGGTGGTGATGTTCAGGGTCACGTAGTCCTGGTTAGTCTGCAGGGTAGACACGGGGTCGTAAGAGGGCGCCACAACCGCAGTGACGGTAGCGTCAGCGGTGGTACCGTCACGAAGAATGAGCTTGTAAGGCTGCCCGGCAACCACACCGTCGTAAGCGGAAAGCTCAACCTTCTTAGTGGCGGCGTCAAGAACAGATACCACCTTGGCCAACACAAGGGGCCTAAACCGGCCGGTAGCGGCATCGTAGACAACAGGCCGACCGCGCCGACCAACAAACCCGTTGGTCATCCGACCGGAAACCACCAGCGGCTCCCGAAGCAGGCCTTCAAGGGAGTCGTGGAACTTCTGCCCGACACCAAAAACCTTCTGGAATCCAGTGAACTTAGGCATGCTTCACCTCGCTTAGAGACGCCTCTTGGCGATAGACTTAACCGCCTCCACGTAGCTCAGGTCCAAATCCGGAGTATCGGTGGTAGCGGCCTTGCTTACCACCTGCTCGGAGAAGTTGACCGTGGCCAACCCATCCAGAAGCATGTCAATAAGCTCAACGGGCGTAGCCTTGACGGGCTCTCCGGCAGCGTCAGAGAACTGCACCACCTCCTGGTCATGCGCCGCGGCAAACAGGTACAACTCAACCAGAGCGGGCTTCACGCCGGCGGGAATACGCCCCTGATAACGCTCCAGCTTCTCGGAGAACTGAAGCAGGCGTTCAGCCCGCTCAGCCCTACGGCGTTCCTCTTCCAGCTTGGCCTCAAGCTCGACCAGCTTAGCCTGAAGCGCGTTCAGCTGTTCAGAGAAACGCGCCTCGACCTCGTTAACGTCCTTCACCTTAGCCTCCTCCATGCCTACCTCCGTCTCTTCATCTGGCAAAGAAAACTGATGAATCCCGTCAATAGCCGGGTAGTTAGTCAACGCCAAACCGACCAGACGTCTCTTGCTCCGGTCAACCTCAACGGAAATGTCCCTATACTGCCCAGAGGTAATTCGTTCATACGCCTCAGGCGTGACCTCAAGTTGGGCAAACAGAGCGTACCTGCCATCGGGAAGCTTGTCAACGTAAAACTTCCCGTTCTTTGTCTTCACCCAACCGACAGTGTTAGGACCATAGCGAACGTGCTCATAGTTCATGGCCACATCACGCTTGGTATTCTTGACCATCGCTTCAAGGAAGGCCCTGTCGTATTTCACCTCCACCGAACGCCCGGAAGGCGTGTACCCGTAGAAAGTACCCTCTACCAGGATGGGAATCGGCTTAGACACCTTATTGCCGGCAAAGCTAGGTGGAGTGTCAGGGTCTTCCTCAAAGTTCAGTGGGGCGGTGACCTCACCCTGCTCACTAAAAAGAAGTAGCGTCCTATCAATATCACTCATGACACACTCCTCCTCTGCGCTTCAACCAGTCGCAGCAGCTTGTCCTCTTCAAAACCCAACATATCCCTAATGGCCCTAGGTGCCAATTCAGCGATGCGGTTGTATGTCTCTTCGTTAAAGCCTCCAGCGCCAGCGGCGGCGGACAGCATCTGAGCGAAAGCGTTAAGCACACTTGCCGGGTCGGCTTGGGCGGAACTAACCAGACCAAGATACGGGTACCTAGTCAGGTTAGGAAAGTTCAAGAAAACCAAACGGTTGACAAGGTACAAGTTCACATAGTCTATGAACTCCCTAGCCAATTTAAGGGCCATCTCTCTAGACACCTTACCAAGCTGGTCAGCCTGCTTGTAGTTTCCAGAGGTGTCTAGACCCAAAGAAGCCATCGACACACCCATGGCCCTCTTGATGGCTACGTCCTGCCTGATGATGTACGGTAAGGCATCAGGCATCTGAGAGTTGACCGTGTAAATCTCCAGCTGCCAACCCTCAGGCAAAGCTACGCCGCTCCGCGGCTTGGCAGCGAGGGCCTTGAGCGTGTTTTCCGCCATCGACCACTCCTTGGTACCCGGCACTACGGTCTTTGGCACCGTAAGCACCGGAATACCAAGCAGAAAGCGCTCATAGCCGGCGTTGACCAAACGGAGCATGGCGCGTTTAATGCGCCAAGGCACGTAAGCCGCCCTTAGCAGGCTTCTGCCGTCCAAGTTACCATCGTCATCGTGGGCAAAGTACACAATCTTGACAAAAGGTACCTTAACTTCCTTGTACTCGGGTACCTGTGTCTCGCCAGCCTTGACAGTACCACGCACAATCAGATTCTTAGGCCCACCCTTGTTGTCGCGCTCAATGTCCACGATGTGGAAGGGGTGGATAGGTACCAGCTTAGCCAGGCCACCATTGGTATCGGTGACTATCTCCACAGCCGAGTAGCCATAGATAAGGGCTAACTCGTAGGACTTCATGAGCACACGGAAGTGCGCGTACTTGCTAAAGCTAGGTCGGCCTATGCCAAGCTGGTCGGCAATAAACGCCGCTACCTTAACGTCCTTGGCGTCATCGCTAGCGGGTAGTACGTAGTACTTGAAGCCATGCAGAGCCGTGGTCAGGATGTTTAACGCGTCTTGCACCGAGTCGTCTAGGCGCATGTGGTGAAACTCCTGAAGCCACCGCTCCCTGGTCATGTCTGGGTCAACAAGCTCGTTAGCCTGAACCAAAAGCTGGCCTTGGTTGTCTTCCAGGTCAAGGGAGAGTAGCGGTACACGCTGATTGCCAACTAGCTTATTCAAGTCGGAGTCGTCAAGCGGAGTAGACTCGTCAGTTGGTACAGCGTGCTGAGTGTCACCGTTGCGCAGGAGTCCAAAGGCTCCAAGAATTAGCTTGGGGGCATCTTGTATACGCATCTCACCTCCGACTAAACCGGTAGAGATTCCATGTCCTCTAGCGCCTCATCGCCCATAGTGTCTTGGATTTCGGCCAGTTCAATGGTAAAGTTATCTGGTACAAGGACATGTCCTACGCCTTCCTCGGGAACAAACCACCAAGCGATGGCCAAGGACAACACTCGGTCGTCCTTGCCACGTCCAGCAGCGCGCATCCTCAAGCCACCAGCGGCCGTGCGCTCATACACAAAATCTCTAAACTCCTGCAAGTACTCGTAGTTATCCGGTAGAGTAATGCGTCCGTGTTCGATGGCAAGAGCTAGCTTGTTGATTAGCTGCTCCTTGATGGCGGCGGTAGACAGTTGGATAGGACTAACAGGAATGCCTCTGGAAGCTAAGGCTTCTACCAACGGGTCTCCAACACCCCTGGCGTCTACCGCTACAAAAGCGCCTGGATATTCACGATAAAGCTTAGCCAGTTCCTCCAACTGACGTTCCCAGGAAACGGTGTTCATCCTCAAAATGCGCACCACTTCACGAGTATCCACGTCTACCACGGTGAACACCGAGAAGTCGTCAAGACGAGCAAAGTCAGCGCCAATGACGTAACGATGGTATGGTATTGAATACCTGAGCAGAAGTTCCGTTGGAGAGACGCGGAGCGGCTTAAGCTTAGGGCACTCGTCAAGACGCTGAAAGACGCTACCAGAGTCGGCCAAGAACTCAGCTCCATACTCTTGTCGGAACACTCGCTCCGGCATGATAAGACGTTGCTGCTCAAAGAAAGAGTCTGGAATAGACGGGTTAGCGTCCCAGGTAGCCAACTGCCAAGCGGCGTACTGCGTCAAGTAAGGGTAGTCTTCGTGATGTCTGTGCGAAAGGGCGTGCTGAAACATGTCGTAGAACCAGTTGTAACCCTTCGGAGTGCTGATAAACAGAGTCCAGCCGTTAGTCGTGGTCAGAGTAGGCATCAAAGACTCAAAGATGACCTGAGAGTCTACCATCGCCGCTTCGTCTACAATCAGGTAGTTCAAGCTAGCACCGCGGAGGTTATCGGGGTTCTCACCAGTTTTACCCTGAAAGCGACTACGACCCAAGAACCTACCCTGCTGGTCGTAGTGGCGAACTTCAATGGTCATGTTACGACGGGAAACACGAATCTCGCGAGTACCCGGCAGTTTGGTGTCGGCCAGATAGACCATGTCAGTTACACGGTCAAAGATAATACTAGCCTGCTGGTACACCGGCGCTACTACCCAACCCCAAGAAGTCTTGTTAAACAGCAACTCAAACGTAGCTTCTACAGCGGCTAATGTAGACTTGCCCGACTGCCTACCCACCACGACTACCCTATGCTGGGCACGGGAACTATGAATGTCAGCCTGATACGGATACGGCTGGTATCCGAGCAGGTCAAAGAAACGTTGGCTAGGCGCGTACTTGCGAATACTCATAGCACTCCGTAGTTACGGGGGAATAAAAGGCCGGATGGCCCCCCAAGGGCGCATAAATACATTTGCCCAACCATCCGGCCAGCGTCAAACCTGACTGACCCTAACCGTCAGCCAGTTACATTATACCACAAACGCACTAATTTTTTGCACGCTCAACTTCATCTAACACATCCACAAAGTCGGCTTCAACTACTACTTGCGACTGCGACGGTAAAGCTGGCGCTTTATTCTTGTTGCCCAGCGTCTCTCGCAAGAGAGCAATCTTAGAAGCTTTAAGCCTCTGCAAGGCTCCAGTCAGGTTAACAATGTCCTTAGCCTGTACCGGTGGTATGCGGTTACCTTCTTCATCGTACATCTGTCCAGACATAAGTCTGGCGTAGTTATTGAGCATAGTCTGCAGGATGTCGTTAAGCCGTTCTTCCATGTAGGTTATGGAAAGCAAATAGCTGGACACTTCATCCTGCAGCGCTTCAGCTCCAACAGCCGCTTGCACGTTGTGAAGTTTGTCAAAGTACTGACGGAACTCTTCCCACGTCAGGTTGTAGCCGTCAGTGTCACGCAAGTAGTGGTAGATTTCTTTGTCTCGGTAACCAAGGACCATGTATATAGCCATGCGCTCTAATAGCGCGGCTTCCGAATCGTTAGCGGCTACCCGCTGGATGTAGCGTCTGAGCGTAGTCATTGTCCAAACTCCACAAACCGGCGCAAGGCTTCGGCGACAGCGAAAGTGCGACGGTACCGGCGAGTCTCAGGTAGTTCATAGCCTTCGTCCCGCAACATGTTCAGCACCTTGCCGACCAACTCGTTGAACTCCTCGTAGGCGTCTTCATCAGGGAAAATAAGGCGAAACTCAACGTCAGAGCGTTCGGTATTAGTTTGTGGGCGTACCGGTACCATCTTGTAGCGAGTGTCAATGACTTTGATGGCTTCCTCAAGAAACGGTTTTGGCTTACCAAGAACTTTAGCCAACTCGTCTAGGCTGACTTTCTTACGCTCCATAATGGCCTTGGCAATGTGACCGGTCATGTCAGCCCGTTCGCCAGTACCGCGAGCGTGGTTTAGTCGTTCTCCGAGTTCAGCGAGTTCCACTTCTTCAAACTCGGAGAGTTTGCCTAACACCAACACAAGCACTTCGTCAGGGAGTTCCTTACGCTTCACACCTTTAGAGATGGCGGTATAACGCTGTTCGCCATCCACCAGCAAGTACTTGGTGACAGGCTCGGTGTCCTTACCAAGCCAGCGTACAGGCCTATCCCATTCCACGACAGTAATCGGGTCAACCATGCCAAACGTCTTAATGCTGTTCAAAATGCGGTCAAGCTCATCCTGGTCAGCGAAGTGTGGGTTCCACGGGTTACGAGCGATGTCGTTAACGCTAACGGTCTTCAGTTCCATTGTCAACCTCCTTATTCCGCTTAGACTTCTTATGCTCGAGAGCGTGCTGTAGCGAACGATAGGGCACCTTAAGCACGCCGTTCAGAATGTCGTACACCTCCGTGTAAGTGAGCGGAGCCTTCCACACCTCATTATACACGTATGGGTATGGCTTACCAAGCAACGGGGCGTGGGCAGCGATAGAAATGCTGTCCCTAGAATCAAATATAGGGCCAATGTCTTGCTTGTCAAACCTCCACACGATTAGTGGGCGTTCTCCATGGTCAAAGCCTACCAGAAACACATGGTCTACAAGCTTGCTGTACTGGCGATAGTGCAGGCGAAACCTCCAACGGTAATGACCAAACGTTGGCGCTAACTCAAGGCTAGAACCTTTAATCTCCACAGGACGGTCGTTCCAGTAACCGTCTACCGCTCCTGTCTGATAGTTCAAGTCTTCAACACCAAACAGATTACGACACAACTCCATGGCTATGAACCCAAGTCTGGTCGGGTGGTACTTGGGAGTCATGCCAAGCACAGACAAGAAGTTGCCCCAGGAGCCAAAAAGGCGTTCTACGTTAGTAGTTGGGGGGTAGTTAATACCGTGTTTAGCTATCCAATACTGACGGTTCTGTCCCTTCCAGTCTAGCATAGCCGGAGGCCTACCTTCACGCTTGAAGAACTCTAGTCCGGCGCGAATATATTTGGCTAGCCTCTCCTCGTAGTTAATGCGAACTGGCATGTTCACCTCCTAACAGACAGCAACCCCAAAACATCAAAGAACGCAAGTAGCGCCCCCATCGGTTATCCAACTATGACAATTATACCACAAATGGGGGCGCTTGGCCCGATTTTGTCACTGACATTTTGATGGTAGGACCTTTAGGAGGGGGACTTTTAGGTTGCGTGGTGACCCGCCAACCCCGAGACCAGCCCCCCACGAAAAAAGCGTCCCCCACGGCATTTTCCCGCCATGGCCGTGGAGGCAAGACGACCAGAACTCGCCTAGCGCATGGCCGTAGGTGGGTCTACCATAAGGGCAGGTGAAAGGGGCGAGGGAAGCCCCGGGGGTCCAAAACCCCGCACCGACAAACAGGACAGGCTGAGACGCCACCGGCCCCGGTGAGGGCCCCAAGGGAAGGGGCTAACCGGAAAAGCCGGTAGGGGGGAAGCTAAGCTGACAGGCAGGGGGATAACCCTCGGCGCTGCAGCGAACCGCCCTCAGTGAGCGTGCAGGCCTGTTCTAAGGGTGAGGGTACGGCCCGCCGCCTAAGGGCAAAAGTGCGGGCCGTAAAGGAGGTTCAGAATGGGAAAGAAGGCAAATCAAAACACGGCCAAGAAGACTGAGGCCAAGGCCCAAAAAGCTAATGTTCTAGTCTTCTTGAAAAACTCGGGCCTTGACTGGTTGTTCGGCGGGTTTGGCCCAAGCGATGCGGACTTGGTTAACGGCGATATCTACGCCGGAAAGGATGGGGTGGAATGGTTGTCCTTTATCATTCCGTACACTCGGGTAGACGGCGCTTCTGTGCCGGGGTTAGTGTGGGGTATAAGCGCCCCGGCAACTGGGGGGGTAATCATAATGAGGTTGTTGGAAAGCGGACAGGTAATGGCCAAAATCAAGGCCTTTCCAAACGGAAAGGCCCTCATAGAGGGGCATGAGGAGATTGTTAAGGTCCTCCTCGGCCGGAAGGACATCCGGCCGTGGACGGCCGAGGACGTGGCCGCCCTCTTGTAAGGGGGCGGCCTAGGCGGTAAGGCCCCCTAGGGTACTCCACCGGGGTACCCTAGGGGAACTAAAGTCTAAGGAGGAAAAACATGCGGCACGGCATTAACTTTAAGTAGGGGGGTGGGGGCGGCACCGCCCCGCACCCACCATCCAGCCCCCGCCCTGGCCCGCGGGGTGGGGGCGTGGGTGGGGGGGCCTGGCCTCCGGCCCCCCTTTGGGGCGGGGAGGGCTTTTGCCGCTTGGCCCGCCCACCTCGCGGCTTAACCTCCCCCGCCACCGCCTACGCGGAATACAGTGGCCCGCCCTTCGGCCGGCTCGCGGCGCCTTGGCCCACCCGCCTCGGCGCTATACCACCCCCTCCTCCGCCAAACTGAAAAGCAAAAAGGAGAAAACTACTGTGAAAAACAACAAGAATATGCCGTAAATCGTGGGCACAAGCGTATATGCGGTAAACAGTGCAGCGTCTCGTCCCGCCCACCTCGACGCTTAACCGCCCACCACCACCGCCTCCGCAGGATACAGTGGACCGCCCACAGGCGGCTTTTACCCCAGTGGCTACGCGGCTTCCCGCCCACAGCCGCGTCCTCAGCCTCCCACCACCACCACCCAAGCGGAAAACAATGGGAGAGACTAGAGAAGAAAAGAGATATGAAGAGGTGTGTAGCCGGGTTGGCACACGCCCGGCTCGCCTTACGGTGCCTCGGCGCCGCTGGTGTCAAG